ATGGGAACAATTGTAACGCGTAAGCGCGCCAATGGCACCGCTGCCCATATGGCGAAAATCATCATCAAGCGAGACGGGAAAGTTGTCCATCGCGAGAGCAAGACATTTGATCGCCGGCCAGCGGCGGCGGGCTGGATCGCCCGGCGCGAGGATGAGCTTTCCCAGCCGGGCCAGATCGAGCGAGAGAGCGCCGACAAGGTGAAGCTGCGCAAGGTGATAGAGCAGTACCGCAGCGAGAGCGCGACCGTCATCCGTCGATCCAAAGCGCAAGCCCTAAACATGCTCCTGAGGTTCCCGATTGTTGACATGGTGTGCGACGAAATAGCCAGCCCCCATATCGTCACTCTGGCACAGGAACTTTCGGCAGGGCGACATTCAAACGCCCGTCACCCGACAATCCGAACGCCGCAAACCGTAGCGGGGTATCTGTCGCACCTCTCACCTATCTTCGATATCGCAAGGCCGGCATGGGGGTACCCGCTCGACAAAAGCGCATTTGATGACGCCTACGTGGTGCTTAAGCGCATGGGTATCGTCGGCAAGTCCAACGTTCGCGAGCGCCGCCCGACGATGGAAGAACTAGAAAAGCTCATGACCTTCCTTGCCGGGAGGAAATCGACGGCAGCACCAATGACCAAGATCGTCCCGTTCGCCCTATTCTCGACGCGGCGGCGGGAGGAAATCACCAATATCCGGTGGCCCGACCTGGACGAGCAGCATTCCCGCATCTTGGTCCGCGACATGAAAAACCCGACCGAGAAGACCGGCAACAACGTTTGGTGCGACCTGCCCGAGCCGGCTCTTAGGATCATCCAGGCCATGCCGCGCAGCGGCGACAGGATATTTCCCTATGTGCCCGACACCCTCGGAAAAGCCTGGAGCGAAGCTTGCGACATGACAGAGATCGAGGATCTTCATTTTCACGACCTACGCCACGAGGGAATAAGCCGGCTGTTCGAAATGGGCTTAAACATTCCCCACGTCGCAGCTGTCTCCGGACATCGCTCTTGGCAGTCCCTAAAGCGTTACACGCACATTCGCCAGACCGGCGACAAATACGCCGGCTGGAAATGGCTGGAGGCCGCAACGAAAAAGCCCGGCGATTAAGCCGGGCTTGAATTCTCCCAAGGAATTAGCAGTCCTTACCCTTGGGCCGGTGCGGTCGCTAATGGTCCGCCCTTTTGTAGCTTCTAGTTCGCTTGCTCAGAGAGCCGGCGAGGTGCTGCGCTTGCGTTGCGTTTATCGCATCAAGCGTTGCGAAATGTCAAGCAGCAGCTGCGACCGCCTTGTATGCCGCCGCACGATCCTTGTTCTGGCGAGATTTCATCACCAGGACCGTGACAACCACGATCACCGCGACCGCAATCCCGGCGATCAGGAGCCAGTTCGGTTCACCGGTTATGGCAGCATCGCCGCCGCCGACAGTCGCGCCGCCGCCCGCCGCGCCGCCTGCGCCTTGCTCCTGGGTCCTGGCTTTGCCCGCCGCCTTGTCAGCCTCAACGTCAAGCTCGATCTTGCGGCTCGCGGGAGGCGTTCCGGCGTGAGCCAGCCACATGGCGACGGCCATCGCCTCGACATCAGCAACGCGCCTGGACCAGCCCCGTTTAAACGTGTTCCAGATTTTCAGGCTTTGCATGAAGCCCAGGCGCTTGGCGCACAGGCGCTGGATCGTCTTTTTCTTGTCGGCCAGGATCACCGCTTTGAGCGTACCAGGCCCGATCTTGCCGTCAGCCTTGACGCCGACGACGGCTTGCAGATAGCGCACTGCGCGCGACGGACCCGAATTGACGCCGAAGTCGAACGTTGCCAGGTCGACACCGTGGGGCAGATCGTCGCCACGGATCGGGCTCCAGAAGCCGCCACGATAGATAAATTCAACGTCCGTCTGACTGATGTTGCGAAGCTGGGTTTTGCTCGCGCCAGGCTTGAAGCGGCGGAACGTCGCAAGCGTGATCCCCTTCATAGTCGCCCCGCCTGGGTCTTTCGGATGGTCGGACCATCCGCCCTCATGCACGAGCGAGACTTTGAGACAGGCAGGCAGATTTCCGGAAGCCATTGCGATTATCTCCTTGAGCGTGAAACCGCGACAACTATCCCCGGCAATGGTTGGCGGTATCGAACGCTCCGGCGCGGGTACTCCTGCCAATCACCTCCTGTGAGATTGGTGAACATGGCCGTCATCGTCCGAGTAGATCGGCGCTGGGCCGCGCATGGAGCAGTGGACCATGAACCCGGCGAAATGAGGCAAATCAGGGTGACGGGGCCGCGACCGGAATGAGCCGGCTCGCGGCTCTTTCATTTTCACCAGTCTAGTTTTTCCTCGCCGTATGCCAGCAAGTTACCTTTTGGGTTGCGGAACACGATCCGATCCTCGCCGTCCTTGCGGTCGCGGCCGGTGAGCCATCCCAACTTTTTCATGATCCGGCCGACGCGCGTTGAATGCTTCCAGTCGGCATCCTTTTTCGGAATGCCAAGCGCCTCGAAAATCTCCAATTGCGTGATTGACGTTCGCGTCTTGAGCATCGGCGCGATGTGGTCGACCCACACGTCAACGTCGGTGCGCTTTTCCTGTTCGGCCTCGACCGCTTCCTGTTCTTCCTCACGGACCCACCATTGCGCACCGGCCTTGAACAACGCCACAGCCTCAGCCCAAAGCTGATCACGATCCCGATAGATCGCGTCGATGTTGATCTTGCGCGCCTCAAGCGGCCAGAAGCGGCGAGCGCCAGTCGGATCGCGAAGATATGCGTTGCCTTCTGGGTTGATCGTGCCATTGAGAACGACGCGGCGTGGCACTTCAATGACCGAGCGACCGTAAGGCGGGCGAAAGCGGTCTGCCTGACGTGACAGGAATTTCTTTACGGCGTTGGTTTCGGCGGCAGAGAAGCGGTGCATTTCCGCGACCTCAAGGCCCCATATGCCCTGCAATTCCATCATCGCATCCTTGGACCCGATGTCGGATAGTTCGTCAGTGAAGAACTCAGAGCCATAGAGCGCCCTCAGCGCCGTCGACTTGAGCAGCCCTTGCGGCCCTTCAATGATCGGCATTGTGTCGACCTTGCAGCCAGGCTTGAGCCCGCGCGCCACGCTGGAGATCAGCCAACGCTCGCTTACGATTGGCGCATAGTTGTCGCCGACGCAGCCGAGGTAATCGTTGGCGAATTGCTTCACGCGTGGCTTGCCGTCCCATTCGAGGCCGCCGAGATAGTCGCGCAGCCGGTCGAAGCTCGAATGTTCCGCGACGGTCTGGATCACAGCTGCGATATTCGATGCCTTCGGCGTCATGTATCGGCCCTCAAGCCACATGACCGCCTCGCTATAGTCGCGATCCTGGACGGCGCGAGGTTCCCAGGCCGAGCCTTTCGCCTCCCACGGCGGGCGACGCATCAGCATGACGCGCAGCTTGAAGGCGTCGAAGGCGAACACGCCGACCGTCTCGGGATGGTTCTCCAGGAACAGGCCCCAATTTTTCGTGACGCCAGGTTTGATCTTGCCTTCCTCATTGCAGATCAGGCCGAGTTGCCAGCCATCATCCGCCGCGACAGTCTTGCGCGTATGAAGCTGGGTAACGGTCGCCGCCTCGGGCTGGGCTTGCTGCACCGTGCGCGCCTCAGGCACGGGCTTGGACGGGCTGGCAGGCTTCGCAGGAGCGGCGGCAAGCTCGCGCCTCTCAGCGGGCTCGCCTGCCGGCTTCTGTTGCGGTGGCGACCATGGCCTAGCGGTCGCGCGCATGAATGCGTCAAGCTGATCTTTCGACCAGCCATCATCAACCGCGTCGGCGCAATCCCAGCCCTTCTTTGGCTGCTTGCCTGCCTGCCAGTCTGAAAAGGAATATGTCATTTCTTGGCAGCGCGACCGGTCTTTGCCCACACCATGCGGCGACCGCCGCCGCGCCCACGCTTCACGTCGAGATCCAGGCCGCGCGTGCGAAGCTTCTCCTTGAATTTAGGCATTCCGACACACAGGGAATTTTCGGCTGTATCAGGCCCGCCATCGGGATCGTCGGCATACATCGCGCCGACGATATCGCCGGAGGAAATAAACCTGCCGAAATTGTTGGCGAAGATATCGAACAGCGCGCGCTCCTTCCGCGTCAGTCGCAGCGTGCGCGCGATCTGAAACGGGTTTCCGGTGCCTTCCTTGAAGCCGCAGCAAGGGCAAGAGTTCATTTCGCCGCCCTCTGCATCATCTTCACCGAGCAACCGATTTTCGTCAGGAGCGCGGCGATCTCGACGGCAGTCCGCAGGCCAGGCACATCGTCATCCGGCCAGATCACGACCGAGCGCCCGACCAGCGGCGACCAATCGGCATGATTGAGGCCGTAGGTTCCGCCCGGCCAAGAGACGACATTGCGACCGCTGGCGCTGGCGAGCTTGTCGCGGCACTTCTCGCCCTCGACAACTATCACCTGCCCGTCACGCAGTCCGTCGAGCCCATAGAGCGGGCGCGGCCTGGGAAACGGGAAACGCGACCAGCATTCTTTGCCGTTCGGCAGGCGCACCCACATGACCATCGGGGTTTCCTTGCCGCCGTCAGGCAGATCGTGGCGCAGCACGTAGCCAAGCAGCGTTCCGGTCGCACGATAGTAGGGAAACATCATCGACGGCGTGAACGATCCCCATTCGCGCTCTGTGCCCGCGCGCTTTGGATTGTAGAGCGTCACCTTGTTTCCGGCGATGATCGTCCGCGCAGGATCGAGCGGCGTGATCCCCGCGTAAACATCCCTCGCCTCGACCTTGCGCGGCTCTATGTTCGGCCCGGCCTTGCCACCGCCGAGGATGCTGATTGCCTCCTTGAGATCGACGCCCTTGATCCCTTGAACGAAGTCGAGAACGTCGCCTCGCTCTCCGCAGCCAAAGCACTGGAAACGCTGGACGTGATCCTTGCCCTTGAAAATCGTGAATGACGGCGTGTCTTCCGCGTGGAACGGGCAGCAGGCAACCCATTCGTCGCCGTCATTCTCAAGCTTGACCCCGAAGCTTTCGACTGTGGCCGGCAGGGAAACATCGCGCCGCAAGCGCTCGACATCGGAAGCCATGGAAAATCCCTACGATTTGCAAAAAATCTAAGAAGCGTTCAAAGCCCGAGAATGCGCCTCAAGTCGGCCTCATCCCGCGCGACGCCGGCCTTGCCTCCAGCGCCGTTGACGGCATTGATCCACGCGAGTTGTTCACTCGTTGGCCTGCCGCCTTCCTTCACCTCGACCTGAGCGTAAACAGCGACGGTTGAGCCGATCATGTCAGGCGTGATCTCGACCCGAACCCAGCCGCCGAGATCAGACATTCCAGGCACGCCGGCATGGAACGGACGCGCGTTTCGGATCACGATATCGCCACGCGCGAGGTGAAAGACGCCGGGGCCAGACAGCACTTTGTTGCCAACCCAGGCCATGCCGACTTGCTGCCTGAAAAGTCGCGCCCCGAGAGAGGACGCGAGCTTTTGCAGCCGGCGCATTAAATCGGCTTCGGCCATTACCTCGCCCTGCATTCAGCGACCATAGCGAGGCGCTTTTCGCCGTAGGCGATGAGATCGGCGTTGCCTATCTCGCTGCCCTTGGCGATTGCGAGCTTGGCGGTATGCTCCAGTGGACCAAACCTGTCGGTCTCAACCGCGCCGTTCTTCACCGCGAGCGCTCGCTTGCTCATGGCGATATCGAAGTGGACCCAGGAAGCCCGTTTGTGCTTACCAAACGAAAGCTCTTGGTGGCCCTGTATCCACTTCCGTTGAACGCCGATCTTGTCGACCATCGCCAAAAGTTCATCGTCGGTATCGGCCCACATGTGGCACATGACCATGTTGCCGAACGGCGCTTTCATGTCGTCAACGTAGACAGCCATTGCCTTGCCCTCAGAACGGAATTTCGTCGTCAAGCTGGCGTTGCGAAGACTGACGAGACGCGCCGCCGCCGTCCCCGTTGCGCGCAGTCCCGCCAGACTGCTCGCCGTAGCTGCCGCTCTTGTTGCCCGGCCTGTCGGCGTTGCCGTTCTGATCAGACCGCGCACCGCCGCCGCTGTCGCCGAGCAGGATCAGCTTGCCACCAAAGCCAGTCAGGACAACCTCAGTCGCGTAATGATCGACGCCATCCTTTTCCCATTTGCGGGTTTGCAACTCGCCCTCGATGTAGACCTTGCTGCCCTTCTTGACGTATTTGTCGATGACGCCGATCAGCCCATCATTCCAGACGACGACGCGATGCCATTGCGTCACCTCTTTCTTTTCGCCTGTGGTCTTGTCCTTCCAGCTTTCGGACGTGGCGAGAGAGAAGTTCGCGACCGAGACGCCGCTGTTGAGATTTTTAATATCGGGATCGGCCCCGAGGTTGCCGATCAGCGTTACTTTGTTGAGTGAGCCGGCCATTTCAATAAACTCCCAGGATGAGGCGATACCCTTGGCGGTAGCCGACATTTTCCACAGCGATACCGGACCCGGCCAAGCGAGCCCGAAGGTGACAGAGAGCCACCTTGAAAGCGGCGTACATGCGCGTCGGCGACGGCCCGCCATCGGGATCGTCCGAGTACATGGCGTCGAAAATTCTTTCGGTCATGACGGGCATGCCTTTGCCCTTCCAAACCGCGCCGAGAATGCGAGCCTCAAGCGGCGTGACCTTGTAGCGATCGATCACGATATCCAGCGTCGGAACGGTCACCCGCTGCTTGCAGCAAGGACAATCGATAGGGGCTAGAACCAGGCCCTTTTTGTCGGACTGCATTGAAGGCGCGGCCCGCTCAAGCTTGGTAAGATCGTCGTCAACCATGCTCGTGACGAACGACGCTGCCGTATGACGCGTCTTGAGCGCGTTGACGTTTATGTGCTGCTTCATCATCGGTAATCCCCTTGCCTTTCCGCCTTTTTCGCAAGCCTCGCAGTCAGAACGTGAGCCGCCCATTTTTCGGGCGACTTTGATTTTTTGGCCGTGGTCGTTTCGAGCAGGATTTTCAGCTGCTTCCTGATGTCGGGAGCAAGATCGTCAGTGAGGCCCTTCTTGATGTCGGACGCCAATTGACGGGCCGTCTCGTCATGCTGGCGCTTGCGGTCGCGGCGCGCCGCCTCCAGGTCGATTTCTTCAAGCTCCCCGTCGACTTCGCCGATGACGCGCCCGCCCAGGCCGAGCGCGTCGCGTTTCTTGACCGGATAAACCAAGCCGCAGTCCGGACATTTCGGGGCCGGGTCGTGCGAGTAAAAGCACCTCGTGCATTTCATAAGCTCTTCTTCGCGCAAGGCTTTCGCCGTACCCTCAAGCGACCATTCGAATTCATCATCAGGCAGACCGAGGCGAGCGAAGCCGCCGACGAGATCGAGCAGGATATGAGGAACGCCTGTCCCGTCTTGCCGCAGCCCGCGACCATGTTTTTGCAGATGCCGCGCCCGTGATCTCGAAGGCGAATTATCAAGCACCGCCTCAATCGTGACGGGCCGGTCGACCTGGGCGGCGAGATCGAAGCCCTCACAAAACAGTTGGCAATTGATGATCAGATCAATCTGCCTGTCGGCGAAGGCGTTGAACGCAGATACCCGGTCAGGCTGAGGCGTGTTGCCATCGAGTGCGACGGCCATGATCCCTTTTTCACGGAACGTAGCGGCGAGACGTTCGGCGCTGGCGACCGAGGGCGCAAAGCCGATTGTGCGCTTGCCGAGGGCGTACTTGCGCCAATGCTTGACCGCGTTAGAAAGAACGGCCTTGCCCGACATCAGATCATCAAGCTCGGACGCAACATATTCGCCGCCGCGCACGTGGAGCCCGCTCAGATCGAGCCCGGCAGGAGAGAACGCGCGGTATCTGGAGAGGTGCCCGTTGTCGATCAGCCAGCGCGGCGACGGCCCCAGAACCATCGTATCCCAAACATCGCCAAGAGGCTTACCGTCCAGACGCTCGGGCGATCCGGTGTAGCCGATCAAGCGCGCGCCTTCGGCCTTGTAGTGCAGAGCAACCGCCGCCCATCCAGCCGCCGCCGACAGGTGCGCCTCATCGACCATGACGTAATCCGCAGGGATTTTGCCCAGGCGGTTTCTCAGCGACGCAATCGAAGCGATAAACACCCGATGATACGGGTTGAAGTGATAGCCGGCCGCGATGTAGGAAAACGGGATGCCGAATTTTTCGAAGGTCTTGGCGGTTTGCGTAATTAGATCGACGCGATGGACGCAAAAGATGACGCGCTTTCCGGCAGCTATGATTAGCTTGATCAGCGCCGCCGCAAGGACGGTTTTGCCGAAGCCGGTCGGAGCGTATGCCAGGACTGACGCATGCGTGCGCAGCGCAATCCTAAGCTTGGCCCGAACGTCTTCCTGATCTTCGCGCAGCGTGATCATTCAGCCGAAGACCCAAGCAGCAGCTGCGCCTTAGGAGCCTCAAGCGGCTTGGCTCCCGGTGCGTCAGACGTGCAGAGCCGGCCCCAGCTATCGCGCAGCAGCTTGCCATTCCAAGACATGTAGTTGAGGCTCATCTTGGCTTTGCTTGTCGAGCCGTCAGCCATGAGGCGAACGAAACCGCCCGCCGTCTTGGCGTACAGGTTGCCGTCGCGCTCATAGATATCGACTTGTTTGAAAACACCGTTGATGATGACGATTGCCGCCTCACCCTCGACTTGCTTGAAAAATCCCATGGCTAATTTCTCCCGATAACCAGTCGCTTGATTGCGCTTTCATGCGGAGCCATCCGGCGAAGGCGAGCGCCGAGCAGCAACAAATCCTCGACCTCGCGAGCCGTGATCGTCAGATGAGTTTCGCCGGCAATCACGCCGCCGAGCATCGTGCAGTGCAGAACCATGCCGTCGACAAAATCCGCTTGCTGAGCCAGCGTGAGCGCCGGTCGCGCCTCGTCGGTCATTGGACTTCCGGCGTCAGATCGTCAGACGTGAGCGGAATATTGTAGTTCGATGCGACCTCGATCAGCAGTTCTTGATCTCTGCCGCTGATCAGCCCCTTGTCGTCGCGCAGCGCCCGGCTGATCTTCGACCTGTGCCGATTTAGGACGCGAGCGAACTGCGATGGAGGCATGCCGAACTTTGCATGCACTTTTTGCCACGGAGTTTTATGGATTTTCGTCAACGAGGTGTCTCCTTTTGGTGCATGTTTCACAACAGTACGTTGCGTTTTTCACATCGTCAAGCCTAGTCAAGGCACGATTAACCTAAAATCGCTAATCCCCATGGCCTATCCCGTGCGCCTTGATACTTGTTGCGAAAGCTGCAACAGTGCGGATGCGGCGGAGATTTTTCAAAATCACGCAACGGTGTAAGCATGCATAAGACGATGGAGAGACCGGCTATCGATAAGGATTGGTTCATCGAAAAGCTGGCGGAAGGGGGCAAGTCAGTTCGCGGCTTGGCCCGGCACTTAGGGGTAGACGCGTCCGCAGTTTCGCGGATGTTTTCAGGTCAACGTAAAATGAAGATGGAAGAAGCCAACGAGATCGCGAGATTTCTAGGCGTCTCCGTCGCTGACGTTCTTGTTCATGCCGGGGTGTCTATTGGCCTGGAGGAACAATCCACAAACATTTTGCTTGCCGCAATCATAGACGAGCGCGGCGTTATGGAAATGCTCGCGGACCCAAAACCGCTGCCTCAGGCCGTGATTGAGCGCGCCCAGGCATCGATAACGGTTCACGGGAACAGCCGAATCATTGGCGCACAAATACGCGCCCTGAAAGGGCCACTGTCCGTCATGGATGACGCTGTGGTTTTGTTTCGGCAGGCAGATAGCATCGATCCGGCTGCGATTGGTGCACTGTCTATCTGCCGGGCTCGCGACGGTAAGCAGTTCCTTGCCAAGATCGAGCGCGCCAGGAAGACAGGAGAGGCAAGTGTAATCTGCGCGACTGGCGAACCGAAGGAAGTTTCGCTTGAAGCGGCAACGCCTGTCTTGGCGATGATCCCATAGAAAAAGCCCGCCTAACTGGCGGGCTTCCTATTTTATACCATTCTACCGATTAGGCGAAGGATCGCCCAGGGTCGAAATAGCCGGCAGTGAAGCAGTCGTGTTTCAGCGCTCGGGCAACGAAGGCGCGGAACCGGCTCAGCGGCGCAGGATTGTCGTGAGCCTCGGAGCGCATCGCGTTGAAGTCCAGCGCGGAGCGTGCGTCGAGCCAGGGCAGCGAAAGAACGGCGCTGATGGTGGCAGCAAAGAAAAGATACCCCGAATAGAACAGTCTGGTATAGCGCATCGGTTTTCCCTTTCGATCAGGATGAGGCAGTCTGCGCGGTCAGCATGAGCGCGAGACGGTTGAGATCGCGAACTGGTGGAATTAAAAGACGCCCGACACCGGGAGGGAGCCGGGCCGGGCGATTTAGCGGTCGCTCGGGAGGAGGTGAGCGACTGTTGCGAATAACGCACGCCTCCCACGTTTCGTCAATCGATTAAATTCTGAAATCCTGAAATTCAGCCTATTGACCGTTGCGCAGTGTTGCGCTTATTGTTGCGATGATGACAACATCAACAACAGTAGGAGCAACAGCAGTGAACCAACTCGTCACGATCCCCAAGGGCTTCAAGCCGGGCGTCTATCACGGCGTTCCGAATGAAGCGTATCACGCCGGCCCAGGCGTCTCTAAGTCGGGCCTGTGGACGATAGAGACGCAATCGCCGGCTCACTACAAATTCGGCGAGCGCACGGCAACTAAGGCGCTCGACTTCGGCGAAGCCTGCCACCTCGCCATCCTCCAGCCCGATCTATTCGAGGCCAAGGTTGTTCGCGGCCCAGACGACAGGCGCGGCAACAAGTGGAAAGACCTCGCCGAAGTCTGCACGGCCGATGGCAAATTGCTGCTCACCTCGGGTGATTATGATGGCGTGCTTGCAATCCGCGATACCGTTCACGCCGACGAGCGGATCAACTCAATCATCACAGGCGGCAAGCCCGAGATCGAGGCATCCGGCTACTGGATCGATCCGGCGACCGGCCAGATTTGCCGTTGCCGCCCCGATCTTAGCCGCCCCGACTTGCGCGGCATCCTTGACGTGAAATCAGCGAGATCGGCGCACCCCGACGCATTCGCTCGCGCCGTCATCAGCTACGGCTATCACGCCCAGGAGGCCCACTATTCGGACGGATGGCGAGCGCTTGGCCGCGATGTCGATTGGTTCGCCTTCCTCGTTTTCGAGAAGGAGCCGCCTTACGCCTTCGCAGTCTACGAGCTTCCGCCGTCCATCGTGGACGAGGGCCGCGCCGTCATGCGCAAGGCGCTCGACACCTACGCCGAATGCGTCAAGGCCAACCATTGGCCGGCATATGGTGAGGGCGTTCAGGAGCTTTCGTTCAAGCGCTGGGCTTACCGGCTCACCGAAGCGCCTGGGCTCGACAGCGAGGAAGCGGCGTGACGCTCACCCTCGCCGGCCGAACCCGTAAATTTTGGTGCGCGGCGTACTTCTATCGCCGCGCCGATCCGAGCCGAAACCGCGCCATCGCAGTCGCTGTTCTGGTGCAAGTCAAAGAAACCACAGTCGGCACGGTCCAGGATCGCGCCGCCAGCCTGTTGAGAGAGATCAATGTCGCAGACCAGCACACTACCTATGCGGGCTGAGCAGAAGCCGGTCACGCTTCGCGATCACGTCGCGAGAATGCAGACCGAGTTTGCCAAGGCCTTGCCAGGCCACATCACCGCCGAGAAGTTCGTTCGCACCGCTCAGACGGCGATTGCGTTGACGCGCAATATCGAGAAGGTGAAGAACCCGCAATCTCTGCTTGCCGCATGTACCAAGGCGGCAGCAGACGGCTTGATCCTGGACGGGCGCGAGGCTGCGCTTGTCGTTGATTACAACGGCGATGTCCAATATCGCCCGATGATGCGGGGGCTTCTGAAACTCGCCTACAACAGTGGAGCGATCAAAGGCATCGTTGTTGAAATCGTCCGCAAGGGCGATGTTTTCCGTCACTCGCCGACAAACCTTTCGCAGCCGATCCATCACGAAATTAATCATGAAGCCGAGCGCGGCGAGCCTCACACGGTCTATGCGCTTGCCGAAATGAAGGACGGCGGAATTGTCCACGAGGTCATGTCTGTCGCGGACGTGAACCGCATCCGCGACCGATCCGACGCCTACCGGGCATTCAAGGCGAACAAGATCAAGTCGACGCCCTGGGCGACCGACTGGAGCGAAATGGCGCGCAAGACGGTGTTTCGTCGCCTGTCGAAATATCTGCCGTCGAGCAGTGACCGCGACGCGCTGCACCAAGCCGCCGAGCGGATCGATGATGATTACGACTTTGAGGCGACCAATGGTGGCGAGACCGTTCCCGCCGATCCGTTGCCGACCAGCAAGAAGCGAGGCGGCGCGGCGGCGGCGCTCAAGGACGTTACGCCGAAGAAGGCGGAGCAGGCGAAGCCCGAGCCCGAGCAGGACCAAAGCGACGAGCCCTATGACCACGAGACGGGCGAGTTGCTGGACTATGACGGTCCCGACCAGCGACCGGGAGACGACATATGAGCGCCGAGACGATCCCCGGATTTTCGCGCGTGGAAATCCGCACAGGCGACAAGCGCGACATCGCGAATGCTGCCTACGAACTTAGGCAATTGGCCGACGAACTCGACAGGATCGCCGGCCTTGGACACTGCGACGAAACCGCGACGATCCTCGCTCACCACAAGATCAAGGCAACGTCAAAACTACTCAGGGGAACATGATGCAGCTTGAAGACGGAAAGTTTTACCGCAGCAGGATCGGCGACAAGACAGGGCCAATGCGCGCCGGGCCGGATGGAAATTACTTCTGGCTTGGCAGGGCGTACACCAAGGACGGCTATTACAACGGCGACGGCGAGCCCAGCCGCCATGACCTCATTGAGGAATGGAAGGATCAGCCGCCAGCCAAGCCTGCCGACACCGATCACGTCTTGCAGTTCTTCGCGTTCGACCACCTCCCACCCGCATTGAAGGAGATCAGCCGGCCGTTCGGACAGATGGCCGAAAACATGACCAAGACCCTACCCCGCAATCCCGAGCGCACCAAGGCGCTCAACAAGCTACTGGAGGCCAAAGACGCAGCCGTCCGCGCCTTCATCGCCAAGTAGTCAACCAGAGAACCGAAGGGAAAATCCATGGACGACATCACAGAGACATCGCAGACCGTCGCAGCCGGCCAGTTGCGCGCCTTCATCGAGCGCATCGAGCGCCTGGAGGAAGAAAAGAAGACCATCGGCGACGATATCAAGGAAGTGTTCGCCGAGGCAAAGGGAACAGGCTTTGATACTAAGGCCATGCGCACGATCATCCGCCAGCGCAAGAAGGACCAGGCCGAGCGGCAGGAGGAAGAAAGCATTCTAGACCTCTACAAAGCCGCACTCGGGATGGTCTGAGGCCAAACCGCGCACCAACCACCACGCCAGCAACGGAGATCATCCACATGGCAAATCAGACTGGAATAGCAATCGTCATCAAGGCATTCCTGCCGACCGGCAAGACGCTGGACGAGCAGTTCAACGCGCTCAGCATCGTCAGGGAGGCGCACGCGACCGGAGACTATGCGACGCTCTTGAAGGCGGCGACCGTCGAAGACGTGAAGACAGAGCAGAAGACGCGGCGGATCGAGGATCAACCGCAGAGCAATAGCGAAGTCCAAGAGAAGGTCGAGACCGAGGATGGTATCGAAGGCCAAGAGCAGGCCGAGAACGATCCAGACTTTGCCGAGGTCGAGGGATGGAGCGATGTCGAGGAGGCCCCCGTGGCGGCCGACGCTGACGTTCCGGATTTCTTGAAGAAGGACAAGAAGTCGAAGGCGGCATAACACTGTTGCGCTAATCGCAACATGTTGCTATATGGGAACCGCGACGCGTTTAAACGTCGTGGTTCTTTTCGCATCAGGAGCGCAACACATGATCGCCCGACACATCGGATGCCTCGAATGCGGCAAGCTCTGGAATGACCGCAAGGCGGGCCGACAGTTTTGTTGCACGACATGCCGCATGGCTTTCAACAATCGACGCATGAAACGCGGCGCAGAACTCTATGACCTGTTCCGCGCCATGCGCCGCGAGCGTGACCAGGCCAAAGCCCTTGGCCTGTGGTCGGAAATGTGCCGCCTCGAATTGCGCTGGCATCAGGAAGACGAAGCGACCAGGCCAGGCCGGCGCTCTTACATGCCGCCAGCCAAGGCGCTGGCGAACTTGCGCGAGACCGGGCGCTTGCCGATAGGCGATGTCTTGGTGCGCGACAACGCAACCGGATCAAGGCGGAGGGCGTGATCATGGTGTTCAACTCAGATAGCTACTACGCAAACAAGTATGCCGCCAGCGCATGGGAGAACCTAGCACGAGCACGTGAGATCAAGGGCAGGATCGAGCGCGGTGAACAGGTCTACGATTGGGAAGCGAACCGCATAGGAATGTTCGCGCCTCGCCCTGATCGATATGCGCCTAAGCCTCAGCCATCGGCGCTTGAGGGCTCTCAACCGCCGCCGCCGATTATTTCCAGCAGCCTTGCGCCGAGCCGTAGCGCTTGGTCGAAACGACCCATCGCGACAAAGGTTCTTCCTCAGTCGCGAGGCGCACCGGATTGTTGATCTTCGGCGGCGGCGTCCAGCCTGCGCAATTGCTCGCACTCGTCGCGCACCCCGCCAAGCTCAACGCACAAAGCAGCAGCATCCATATTCTTGACAGTCGCATCGACATCGTTCCGTTTCTGGTAGGCCTTCACTGTGTCTTTCAGGACTTCGACGCGCCCATCAGAACGGCCCTTGGCGTATCCGCCAAGGAACAGCGCGACACAGATCAACGCCGCCGCCACGAGCCTCCAAAGCAACATTGTCACTTGCTCGCCTCGTCATCGTCAGGCAGGACAGCGGCGCGAGGGCGCATCCAAATGTTTGTGAGAACCACGAAGATCGTGAAGTACGGCAGATACTTCGGTGGAACGATGTCGCCCCAATAGATGCCACCAAGCGATTGCAGGATATCCGGCAGCGCGAGGGCAGCGGCGGCGAGGATGTTGAAAATCCAGGTGCGCCAGCGGCGCAAGGTCTTGATCATGGCATGATCTCCAGGTTCGGCGGGAGACCATGAACCGGCAAGAGTTGACGCGGAAAACTCAGGTGATCCGCAACCAATGCCGAATAGCCGCAACGGCGGCATCGCCAGCCCACATGATAAGCGCGCCGAACGACAAGCCACCGAGCGCCAGGAGGCCGGCGATCCCGATCCCGATTGTCTTCATGCGCTTCCAATCCTGGACGGACGGAAGAACTTCATCTTGGTTTGCCTCGACCTTTCCGGCGAGCGCCTTGATCTCGTCGCGAACCTGGGCATCAACCTTGCCCGCGATTGCCACGTCAGTTCTCAGGTTGGCAATCTCGTTGCCCTGCTCGTCAAGCCGATGATGGATGACGGCGCGGCTTTCATGCGCAAGACGCTTTTCGTCGCCGAAGTCGTCACGCAATCGGTTTACGCCTTCCTGGACGCGCCCGAGAGCTAACATTACATCGTTGATGTCTGCCAATAGACCAGTCTCCGCGCGGCTATTGGAATAACGTAGCTAGAGGCAAAAGGTTGGCTGTACAAACAGCCTGCTACACCTCTTGCGAGTAGGTCCGGTGGTCTGGTATCGCTTTCAAAATGGGTGACGAGGTCTGATCATGCGCGGCAAGCGGGGCGAGCGACTAATTGGTCTGGATATTCTTAGGATTTTCTCGGCTTTTTCTGTGATGTTTTTTCATCTTGCTTTCTGGTCATGGGCACCAGAGGCCGACAACACCCCGAAATTAATCACCGGGGGCATGCACCAATTTCCAGAACTGATTTCGCTCAGTTGGTGGGGATGGGTCGGCGTAGAGACGTTCTTTGTCATCTCGGGTTTCGTCATCTCTTTTTCGGCCTCGCAGGCCACACCGGAGTCGTTCTTCTTCGGGCGCGTCTTCCGGCTCCTGCCCTCGGCCGTCATCTGTGCCACGATCACGGCGGCGGTTTGCGTGGTCGCCGCGCCGTTGACGCTTACAGAAATCATCGTGCGATACATCAGGTCCGTGATCTTCTGGCCCGGAGGCCCTTGGATCGATGGCGTCTACTGGACGCTCGGCATCGAGGTTGCGTTCTACAGCCTGGTGCTTGTGCTCTTGGCCATGGGTCGGCGGCATCTGATCGAGCCGGCCATGGTGGTTGTCGGCCTCGCCAGCTTGACCTTCTGGCTCGTAAGTGATGGCTTGCCAGACCAATTGCCGATTAGGGTCATGCAACTCACGCTGATGCACCATGGCATGTACTTCGGCCTTGGCGTGGTCATGTCTGCCGCCTTCATGCGTGGTCTCACACCGCTCAGGACTGGCCTCTGCGCCCTATTCCTTGCCGGTGGAACCATTCCAATCACGCACCAGGTTTCAGGACTGGCCGCGATAGAGGGGCTCTCGTCGCTGTGGACCCCGGCTTTCGTCTGGATCGCGTGTGTCGTTGCCTTTGGGCTCTTCATTGCCTTCGATACCAGGATAGCTGCGATCCTTAGTGATCGGACCAAGCGGGCAATAGCCATGCTCGGGGTCGCGACCTACCCGCTCTACCTGCTCCACGACATCTTCGGGGCTTGGCTGATGACGATCATAGCCGAGCGCTATAGCGCGTTGGCCTTCAGTATGATCGTCACGACGATCATGTCTCTCGTAATCGTGGCCTTCCTTGAAGCGCCGCCTGTGCGCGCGGCCATCAAAGGCGCGATCGCAAAGGCAATGCTGATCAGTACGCGAGCAGATCCTTGGTGGAGTAAGTATCGCCCGTGATATCGACCACCAGCCGCTTGGCTGTGACGATAGTCGTGCAGGTAAGGCTAAGCGCAAGTTTGCCCGCGTTGTTTATCAATGTCACAGCGCTAATAGTGCCGATGTGCGAGGGAACGCTCGTGTTGGGGATGATGCTGAAAGTCGTCCCATCAAATGACACCATAAGGCTAGTGTGGAAGGCGTGATTGTTGTTGTTCAGCCGCAGCGAAATGCGCGCGAGAAGCCTTGTCGGCATGTCCATCAGATCGATAACCTGCGCCCCGGCATCGGTGAGGGTCAATAGCTTCTGGAACTGTAGATGGCGGATGGTGACGCCGTGATTGATGGTCGTGCCGACGTAATCCAAGAGGCCGGTCGGGACCGTGTTGGTAATGATACTTTCGAGTTCGCTGTTGTTGCTTGCGCGCACTAAAGTCGGGCAATCGGTTGCGAGTATCTCGCCACGAACAATCGCTCCAGCCGTGAGGTTGATGGCGAAGTCGCAGTCTTTGGCGTAGCCGTTCTGGATGCTGCACACTTCAACTGCGGAGCCGCCGCCGATGTTGAAGCCGTATTCGAAGCCATGCGCCCGGATATTCGAAAAGTTACAGGCAGGCGCAGAGCCATGTTCTGTTGCAAGGACATAGACGCCATAAAAGCCCGCTTTCGTCCCTGTCGGATGGCTCGGGTGAGCGATGTTGTGCTTGACGACAAGATTGGAAACGTTGATGCCTTCCGATGGGCCTTGGCCGCCGCTCTCGGCGGAACGGGAAATGTATAGTCCGTGATCGATAGTCTCGCGGACGGTCACGTTCGATATCTGGCCCTCGCGCTGCTCATCCTCGATGTGAATGGCCTCAGAGCGGGTATACTTGATGATGGTGTCGGCCAGCAGCCAGCCCTTTGTCCCGGCCACGCTCACGCCAAAACCGGAGCCGGGGAAAGCCGACCCGTTGCCCGTCTCCATGATGTTGCCGTGCATCAGGAAGTTCTGCGCATTCGCGTTGAAATGGTTGAGCGCGATCACGTCGGCACGATTGGAGTACATAAAGCTCGACGTAATAATTACGTCTTTAAGGTTGGTGTCGCTGGCATCGTCGGAGAGAATACAGTACGACGCAGCCTTCAAGTCAGCGTACCCAAAGATTATCTTACTGGCCGCGCTGGAGCTATCGTTGACCGCCTGACCATCCAGAGACTCGGCGCGACCGGAGAAGCGATAGAACTCCGTGTTGTTCCCGATACTAATTGCTGGATTGTTGGCGGCTCCGTTGTCTACTATGCGTTCATCAACAACGACGTTGCTGACGGAATTGATCGTGTTGACAAGATACCTTTTAGACGCAGCGGCGCGGAGGGCTATAGCGTTTCGCACTGCCGTATTGTCATTCGTGATCTCGTCGCCTACTGCGCCGAGCATGTCCGCCGTAGTATTCTGCCCCTCAGAAAGCTGCCACCACGCGCCATCCAGGCTTTGGATTTTTCCGTTTCCGGCCGCTGGCTCAGCGCCAACCCTTTTGAATATCGCCTTACCGCCATCGCCAGCGGCAAAATATCCAGTCACTTCGATTGACTGGACCGCAACATTCACGGTCGCAGCTTCGACCCCCGCTTTGCTGTTATAGCGGGCGACAACAACCGTCTCCGCCGCACCCTCAGCGGCATCGCGAGCAGCTTCCGCCGCCGCCACCTGGGCGGGCACGGCAAGGATTTCGTCGGAAAGCCCCGCGACTATATTGATGTTGGCTGTGTTGTCAGCGACCGCCGTTACATCGTCGGCGATCCCCGCAACCACGTCGATCTCATCGACGCTATCCTTGAGCCTGATTATATTCGCAACCAGATCGTCCAATTCGGCGGGGTCGGAACTGATTGGTATCTGTATCGCGCGGTTGACTTGCTCCTGCAATTCCTGATCGCGCATGACGGATAGATCGGCTACCGTCTCCAACGTCTCGGCATAATATGCCCCCTGGTTTTCGAGATCGGTTTCCTGGACGAACGGAACCTTTCTCAGGATCGTGATCGTCTCACCAGCGGCGGGAGCAACGAGCGTGGTGATCTGCCCGCCGCCAGACGCGCCGACGCCTGAAGCGGTGTAATCGGCATCCAGTGTCAGCGTCGTCTCAACGCCGGTCGCCGTGACTGTCTTGATCACGAGGAGGTGAGCTTGGCTGATAATCCGAAACTCATAGTCAAAAACGGTCGTGACCCCGTTTCCATTGTACGGGCCGGAACGGTTCGTCTCGCTTGCAACGGTCATGGTGATCTCGCGCCCATAGGTTTCGGGCACGATAGGAGCCGATGGTTATTTCCCAATCCGGCCAAGCAGGTATTCAAGGGGCGAAACGTCCTTGCCCTCGGCTTCTCGCCAGGCCGCATCGACAGCGCGGTTGATCTGAGTGGCCGGCAAGCCGGTAGCCAGGCCGGTCGCGTTGATGACCGACTTGACGAACTGGCGGCGCACCTCGCCATCCTTGGCCGACTTCGCGCCCTCCAGGAGCGGCGTTGCCACTTCCTTGGTGATCGCGCCGTAGGAGCCGCCACCGTCGAAGCCTTGCAGCGGCCCGGCGACATCGCGCACGCCTGGGATCGTTGCCATAACGGAAAACCCGGTCTGCTTGGCAAGGAACATCGCCCAACCATCGTCGTCGTCATCCTCATCGTCAGGAAGCCGCCCACGGATCGCAGCGCCCAGCACAGCCTCAAGCGTGAACAGGAACGCCATATCCAGCGTCCAGGACAGCGCCTCTTGCGCCGAACGCGTCGACAGGCCCTCTTGCCCGATTAAACGCTTGGCCTTGGCCGTGCGCTCATAGGCGACGTTGAACTTGGCGAACATGTACGAACCCAGCGCCGTGAACAGCCGCACAACGTCATTCTGCCTAGCCGTGCGCGAGACCGATCCACGCTCGACCGCCGAGCGATCGGCAAACAGGCCCGACGCCTGGGCGCGCTTCACCACGGCGTCGGCGTGGGCAACGGCTTTGGTCTCATCGTTACCGAACTGCCGCAAGCCCTGCCGATAGCCGGCCAGCCAGGTCGGCACATCGGCCAAATAAAACTGAACCTTTGTCATCAGCCAGAACGACATCGGCCCAATGATCTCGGATTTGATCTCGCCCCAGCGCGAGGCGACCGGCCCGGTTTTCGGATCGGAATAGAAATCATAGATGTCCTTGTTGAATGTGGTCTGTCGCGAGGCCATGAACGGCGACTTTAGCGCGATATCACGGGCGGCGCTGATCGGGTTTTTCGCCGCTTGCATGATGCCAACGGTCATGTCCTTCTTGCCGACAACGACCATGGACTGAGACAGGCCCGTAACCTGGACCGCCACCGTCCCGATATTGAAGGCCAGCTTTGCCGCAGTGAAATTCGATTTGAGCGTGCGCGCCGCGCGTCCCACCAGATCGGCGGATTTCAGTTCGCCCTCAGCCACGTCCTTTAGCCAGATTTCGAGCGCGTCAAAATCGGCCTGCTTTCCAGCTTCCATGAACGCGGATCGGATCTCGCCATTCTGGAGGATGCGCCAGGAATTCGCGACCGCCTCACTAAGCTCCAGGTCATAGATGACCTGGTTGACGTGCCGATGCAGAACGGACATATCAAGCTCGACATCGCGGCCTGAGGACTTCGCGCGTTCCTTGAGGTGACCTTGCCGCGTCTGGGCCTTGCCGAACCGCCCAGCCTGGAGCGCCTGGGCGATATCGTTGGCCGCATCGTCGCGGGCGAGCGACGACAGGCGCGGATCGTATTTCAGCGGGTAGTATCCGCCTTTCAGCGTCTTGCCGGCGATCTCGACCGGCGTCGCCTCGACCCAATCCGGTTCGACGCCCGTTGCGCGGCGCTCGCGTGCGGCGATATCGTCGCGGAACGATCCGACGTAATCCCACACCGATTGCACGAATGCAGCGTCTCGCGCGTCCAGCGTGGCGATCACAGCCGCAATCTGAGGCTCAGTCAGCGAGCCGCGAACTTTGGGATCGGTAAGCCTTGCCCGGTTGCCGGCGTTGCCCAGGTTGAGCGCAACCGCGATCCGCTCCCACTTCGACAGCGCATAGCCAAGCTCGGGAATATGCTCGCGGACAGCCATGCGGCGGCGATCCGCCTTGTCATAGACAGCATAGAGGCTTTCCAGATCGCTCGCCGCCTTTTGCTTGCGGACGGTCAGCCGATCCATCGCCTCATCAATCGGCGTCTTGATGTTCCGATACGCCGCGCCCATGTCCTTGAACCCGTCGATCTCGCGCAGGAGCGTTCCGGCGTTCAGCACCAGGTCAAAGAACTGGCGAACCGAATTGCGCGCCGCCTCGCGCTTTGTGCCGACGCGACCGGGCGGACGCTTCGGCATGTTGGAGTCGAAGGCCGCGACGACATCGGCGACCACGGCGTCAAGCTCGCGTTGCTTCTGCGCATCGATCAGCTTGTTCCAGCGCGTCGCCATATGCTCCAGGTTCTTGAGCGTGTCGACCACGCCGCGAAGTTCTTCGACCGGCAGGGTTTTGTAGGGACGGCGCGCCGCGTCACTCAGGACGGCCTCAGGAATGGCAAGCTCGTTTTCCCGTCCCGCAGCCGTCACAGCAGCGACAAACGCGTTCAGCGCCCCGCGCCGGCCCTCAGCGGCCCCACTCAGCTTGCGGAAGTCATAGCGTTCAAGGATTTCATCGATAGCGCCGAGATAGTCTATCTGGGCGTTCTCGCGCCGGCCAGCGCCCGCGATCCTTTCGCGCGTCGATTTCTTGCCGAGCTTGGCAACGAAGTTCTCCGCCTTCTCGACCTCATCGGCGACGTTGCGCGCTTCCATATAGAGCGCATGGTTGATCAGTTGGCGGCGCTTTGCCTCGACCAGCTTGGCGACCAGATCGTTGTAGCCGAGCGACGTTGCCGTGCGCTCGCCGCCCTTGATCGTAAACGCGTTCCCCGACTTGCTGACAGCCTCGCGATCAGGAACCGTGAACGTCGATTGCGTCGTTTCGAATTTCTCATTGTAGGCGTCAATCGCCGTGGCGACGGTATCGGGCAACGCTTTGCCTTTGGACGCCGCGCGGGCTTTCGTCTCAATGCGGCGGCGCGAGGCGTCGAGCCAAACCTTTTCCCGAGACAGCATCGCGCCAAGCCTTGCGGCCTCATCGGCGGCTTTGCGTTCGGCGGCGAGGAACCGGCTCGAGTTGACGGCATCGCGAACGCGCATGCGAGCAATCGACGTGCGAGCCGAGGCGCGCGCCTCTTTCGCCGTCAAACCAACGCCGGTTCCGGCGACCTCGACAACCGCCTTGAGTTCGGCAGCGATCCATTGGCCGCGCTTGTCGGAATGCAGCGCATCGAGCGCCGCCGCCTCGACCGATCCGTCAGTCAGCACGTCGCCGTGACGCTCGCGCATCAGCTTGTCGGTTTCGGCCTCAATCGCTTCCTTGCGCGGCGGAGCCTTTTCCATCGCCTGGATAAGCTCATCGCCGCTATCGAAGCCAAACCATCCAGCCGCATCGTCCGGATCAATCCCGCCCTCGACCGCGTATATGGTCTGCATCCCGCGCGGTAGCGTCTTCAAAACGCCATCGCCGTAGCGCTGCACAAGGATTTCCTTGGACAGCCGGATATCGGGCATCCCTTCCGGCTTTGTGTCCTCGCCCCACCAGCGGCGATTGCCCATCCATTCGAGCGCGCGATAATAGCGCAAGGTGTTGACCTGGCGCTCGACTTCCTCACACACCTTGGCGCGCTCATCTTTGAACCACTTCTCTTGCGCGCGCTTCACTGGAGCCATCGCCTCGCGCAGTAGCCGCGCCTTGGCGTCATCTTCAGCCTGGTCGCGCAGCTTGAGGAACGATGCGAATTCGCCTGGCGTCAGGCCCATTTGTTCCGCCGTGGCGAAGATCGGCCCGCGATCGCCGGCCTGTTCCTTTGCCTTGGCGATCTCGTCATCCGACGCGAGCATGCGGTCAAACACCTCGCGAATGTCATCCGAGATCGCGACGTTGAGCCCGGCCAGCTTGCGATAGACCGAGATCAGCCAAGAACGGAACTTTTCGAACACGCCGCGCAATTCGATGGACGGCGCTTTGCCTTCCATCAAATAGGCTTCGAACCCGCGAGCCCATTGCTCTTGCATACCGACATCAATGGCCGCGTCCTTCATCAGATCGCCGGTCGTGCCATTGGCAATCGCTGCGTTCACGTCGTCGGCGGTCAAGGCGACATCGGGCATAACCCGCATGCCGTCTTTCGCCACGGCGTCAGCGTTCGCGCTCCACCAGGCTTTGACGGCTTCCATGTCGCTGCCTGCCGTCGCCTCGCCCTTGGCGGCGAGATCGCGCAGCACGGTCAGGAAATAATGCCCGCTCTCATGCAGGAACGTCGAGAGATCGGCGCTCTCGAACAGGCGAACAACAGTGTCGCCATTGCCGACGCCTCCGCCTGGGAATTGGATTGAACCGCGCGGGCCGCGCACGTCGCCGGATTGGAAGAGCAGAGCGCCGGGCTTTACTGGCTGATAATGGTTGCGCAGCCCTTCAAGAACAGCAGCCTCAAGCGTCGAATGCTCCGTATGCCCCACCGGCCCGTCAGCATCGAAGCGCGTCAACCGAAAGCCTCCAGGCGACGACATATCAGGGCCGGCGAGCGCGTAGCGGCCATCCGAATGAACGAGGCGAACAGGCTTGCCGGGCGCAGCCAAATCGGCGGCGAGCTTCTTCCTGTCCTTCGACTTGCTCAGGATTTCATCGAACGTGCCGCCCTGCCCGTACTTCTTCCCCTCATCAGCCTGATCGGCCTGGACAGCAGCACGGATCGCGGCGTCATCGTCATCCAGGCCGACGCCCAGGCTCGACAGATAAGCCTCGATTTGGTCAAGCTGCGCATCGTTGTCAGCCGCCGCCGCGTCGGCTGAAACGGCATAGTCAGGTTCGCCGCGCAATTCGCGAGCGATGGCGTCGAGCAGCGCATTACCAATGTTCGGAACCTGCCGGCCTTCCGCTACCGCGTTGCGATACTCGACCGCGACCGGATCGTTCGCCAGGAACCCGGCCTCAATCGCCGCCTGGGCCACGTCATCAACGCCGTGCTTCTTGCCGCTCGCCTGCCCGAACATGTCGCGCACGCCGTCCACAATGCCGCCGCGCGCCAGCTTGAGCGACTTCTTGCCCTTGCGCTTGATGACGGCAGCATCGAGCGCCTTCAAGTTGCCGCCTACGTCATTGATGCCGCCGTAATCGGAAATGAACTCCGCCAGCGATTGCCGCTTGTCGAGACCGGCAGAGCGGCGAACTCGGGCCTCCGCGAGCGTCCGGTTCAGCGCGTCAACGTCGCGGAACTGCATGCCCTCAGGAAGCGATCCGCGCACCTCAGGCAGCGGATAAGCCGCCATGAACTCATCGACCGTCTGCCCCGACCGCTCCGCCATGACGCGGTAGAATGCCGGGTAAAGCGTCGCCTCAGTCGTGGCAACATCGGTCGACCGGCCAGCCTCGCGCAGCCGCGAGACCATCGTGTCATAGATTTGCTGTTCGAAGGACCGCAATCCTTCCTGCTCCAGGCGCACGGCCTCAGCCGCTTCCCACGCCTCATCGAGCGCGTCTTGCGCGCGCTCATTGAATTCCTTGGCCTCCAGCGCCGTGAACTCATTCGGATCGAACCGCATGTTTTCCATAAGGAAAGCGTCATGTTCGGAACCGGCGATCTTGGCCGCATAGGTGGCGGTCGAAATTTGCAGATCGCCGCCGCCCGCAATCGCAACGTCGAGATCGTCACGGCTCACGCCGTCAAGCTCATCGACCAGCGCATAAGGATCGACGCCAAGGCCCTGGAAATAGGTCGCGAACTGTTCGGCCGGGATATAGACGTTTTCGACCGGCCCGTTCGCCGTCGCCGCCTCGACAAACTGGCGGAACTTGTCTGGCGTGCGATTACGCAGGGCCGACGCTTGCGCCTGCGAGGAAATATCATGAATGCGTTGAGCGGTCTCAGGGGCCTTGGCAGCTTGTGCCCTGTCCCTGTGATGCCGACCAGGCAAGGCCGCGTTGAGCGCGATCCGACCGGCCTCGACCAGGCCGCCGATAAACCCGCCTGCCTGCATTTCGCGGAGCACTCCATCAAGAAGCCCTTGGTCGACCGCGTAGAGATTTTGCGCGATAGCGTTCTGCAACACGCCCTGTATGGCTTCCTGCCCGCCCTCAAGGGCCATCTGCTTACCAATAGATCGCAAGATCGAAGCAACGCCCGACTTGATAATCGGGTTCGCCAGTAGCCGTTCAATCGGGATGGCTTCCGTCATGCCCGGGAAGACGCCGTAGAACGCCGCGAGCGTTTGCGTGTCCTCATCCTTCCCGGCCTTGCGAGCGCGCGCCGACGCCTCTCCAGCGCCCATAGCGCCGCCGAACCCGGCTGCGCCCGTACCACCCGTCAGGAAACCGACACCTAGGATCGTCAGCAGCGAACCTAGCCCGGAGCCAACATCACGCCCGAAACTTTCTTCCATACCAGGCGCAGCAGGCATGACGCCCTCGCCATATTCCTGCACCGCCTGCCCGCCCGATTGCAGGCTGTCAGACGCGGCTTTCAGGACTGGCTCAAGCGCCGGCTCAAGCGCTTCCAGCGCCTCGACCGGCGTCATATCGCCGGATAGCACATCGGACAGGATGCTTTGCGCAATCGTAGGGTTGACCGCGCCTTGCTGGAAAATCTCAGCCCGGAGAGCGGCGATTTGCTCCGGTGTTTTTTTTCCAGCGCCAGCAATAGCCTCCGCAATCGGGCGACGGTCAGCCGGATCGCGCGGCGTCAAAAGCTGCCCCGCGCCCTCCATTGCCGTTCCTGTGCTCGACACGGCCCCGCCCGGAATGCCCTTGAACACTTCCTTGGTTTGCGCGCCGATAGCCTCGAACCACGACAGGTTTTCGAGATCGTCGCGGGCGAGCGTCGCGTTGTCGGGATTGCGCAGCCACTCCGTCAGGCGCGGCGCGGATGACAGGATCGTCTTGTTCTTCTGTTCTTCAATCTTCTGTTGAAAGACATTCCGATACTCGCGCACCATCGGCAGTGGCGGAACCGGGTTGCCCGTTGCCTTGCCGAATTCGTTGGCAAGGTTCAGATCGCCGGCCAGATCGTCAGGCTTCTCGTTAACCGAACCGAGCACGACTTGAGCCGCGCCGACGCCGTTCTGTTGCTGCTTGGCTTTCCAGGCGTTATAGTCCGCGATTGTATCCATGTCGGGGCGTATTCCTATGAGAGATCAGCAGCGTAGTTGGCGCGTCACAAATGAGGGCATCAGCATTGCGGCGCTGATCCTCTTTGGAATTTGGTTGGCTGCACAAATCGACCTAGCCGTTAAGGCGCTCAACGGTTGAGAACGAAATCCTCGTACCGCTGAACAACCTCCTCCTCGCTGGGCTTTCGTCCAAGCTCACGCTCAAGATCGGTCGAAATGCCGCGCCTGATGTCGACAGGGATATCCGTATACTCGACCGCCACATCAACAGTTGCCGCATCCGAGCGCGAGCCGGCTTCGAACAGGAAGCCGTCACTGTCGTTTGTGCCCCACAGCATGCCCGGCTCCTTGATCACGACCGGCAGGAGCATCCGGTTGATCATCGACTGAATTTCCATTTGGTTCGGCGCTTTTTGGGTTGAGCGTTTAAACTCCTCCATTTGCGCGGCCAACGCGTTCTGAAATTGTGCGATGCGCTTGGCTGCTTCCTCGCGCGCGCTATCCTCTTTCCCGGTCGTTGTGAGCCCTACAGCCTCAAGCTGGGTTTGCGCCTGGGAGAACGCAGTTGTCAGCGTCAGCCCGTCCTCACGCGCCTTGCGCTGATCCGTCAGCGCCGTCGTCTGTTGACCGGTTAATTCCTTGATCGCCTCTTTCGACAGACGGTCGCGGTAATCATTCAGATCGAGGTTTGCGAAGTCGGTCGGATTGGTGGCGGCATACTTGCGCATGTCATAGAGCAGCGTTTCGTCGCTATCGACGGCCCGACCCGACGCTGCCTTGTTCATGTATTCCCAGGCCGACGACACCGCCGCCATGCCCGCCGCCTGCCGAACCTCCATAGGCACTTGATCCGGCGTCTGGCCCTGGTCGATGTACTTCCACAGTTCGGCCTTGGCTTGCTTCTCCTGGGCTTCGTATGCCTTGCTTTGCGTCTCCAGCGCCGCATAGAGGCGCTTGCGCGTGGCGTCCCTCACGTCAGGATCGGAGATCGCGGCAAGCTTGTTTTCGATGTCGTCAAAGGACGGCGCAACGGAGCGAGGCGCGACGGTGTTGTTCCTGGGCGCGACGGTGCCGTTGAACCCAGCCGAGCCGCGCGTACCCATCGGCTCGACATGCCAGGGCTCGTGCTTCATCGGGAAGTAGAGACCGTATTTGCCGGCGTTCTGGTGAACCCAATCGACAACCTCTTTCGGCGCATGGCTCAGCGATTGGCCGTTATAGGCGAGATCGACGGCATCGCCGTGATTGTGGTTCGACCGGCCTGGAGGCGCGACCCATTTGCGAGCGGCTTGCGGCGATCCGTAACGCTTGACGGCCGAAGCATATAGCTGCGCCTGCCGCTCAGTCGAGCGATAGCCGGAATAGATGCCAAGGCCCTCGCGGATTTCTGGAGGCGCATCCTGCATCATCGCGGCCAGGTTGGCGGCGAAGTTCTCTTTCAGCCCGTCGACGCTGCCCTTGCCCTTGCCGCCCGTCAGGCGACCATACAAGAACGCGCGCGTGTTCGACGGTCCGCTATCGCCGACCACTCGGCTTTCTGCGGCGGCTGGCGCGGACGCGTCGGACGCGCGCCCGCCTGACAGGATCGCCTCAGCCTCACGCTTGGACTTTTCCGCGATCAGTTCGGTTTCAAGCGACGTGCTCAGCGAGTATTGATCCGCGCCGGTCATCTGCTTGGCGTTCGCCTTCATGTAGCCTTCGGCGGCAACCGGATCATCCTGGGCGATCCGAAGCGTGATGTTCTTGTGAACGCCGGACGTGAACTCGCCCTCGCGCAGCTTGAACGTGTCGGCGTCCCATCCCTGGAGCGCGCCCGCCTCGCGGATTTCCAGGATGCCCGCCACGATGTTCTTCGACACCGCAGACGGGTTGCTGAAATTCACAAGCGCATCGTTGGCAAATGTCTGGACGCGAGCCGCCGAGGCGTCCTTGAACCAGTTCTTGCGCTCGCCGGCAGTGTGGACGATGGATTGCTGATAGACCGACTGTAGCCGCGCCTGTGATGCCGTCTGATAGGCGCGAGCCGCGCCCGCCGAAAGACCGCTGCCGAATTCCTTGCGTTTGTTGGCGGCTTCTTCTTCGAACGGCTTGCGTTGGTCGACCGCGTTGCGACCCTCAAGCGTCATGAAACCGCTCTCGCCGTACATGCGTTCGCGAAGCCAATTCGAGTAGGAGTTGTCGGCTTCCTTGGCCCGCGCCACGTCCTCAAGCTCCTGGACCTGGGCGAGCGCCGTTCCGACAGCATCGAGGCCGCGCGCTGCCGACTGCATGCCGCGACCGATGCCCGCGCCGAAAGCTTCCGGCGTGGCGTTGGCGTCCAAATCTTGCTGAAAGATCGGGCGCGTCGAAACGTCGGACTGATATTCAGGAACCTTTACCATTAGTCCCTCACGCAATCTGGCCGATTTGAGGCGTTTTGTATTGGCCGTAAGCCTTGCCCGCGCCGCCTAGAACGGTTCCCAGGGCGTCGAGATAGCCGCCCGTGGTTGCTGACGCGGCGCTCATCCGGCTCATGGTCGCGCCGGCCCGCTTGTTGACGGCATCGACGCGGTGATCGTATGCCTCGCGATTGGCATTTGTGCGGATCGTCAGGGCGTCAAGCTCGCCCATGACGGCGGTATCAACTAGCGCGTCGAGCGGCGATCCAAAGGAGAGATCGACGCCGTTCGCAGCCATCGCAGCGCGTTGCTGCCCCGCAATGCCCGCGACTTGCTGACGCTTGCGCTGTTCCTCTTTCGCGCCGCGCTCAATGGCGTCTTTCGCCCGGCGCTCTGAGAGCGTGGCGTTCATGTCCTGGACCTGGGCGTTGTACTTATTCGCCGCAGCTGTGGCTTGCGCTTGTTGGACTGTTCCCGCCGCGCCAAGGAGCGTCGAGCCGACCATTAGGGCAATTGACAGATCGCACATCAGGCAGACCTCAGTTCGAACAGCCGGAACTCATGCCCCCGGAGCGCGACCGGATCGGAAAGCGTGAAGCCCAGCCATCGCAGCCAGCGGATCGACGCCCGGTTTCGAACGTCGACAAAGTTCCTCAATGTCGAATAGCGCCGCAATAGTTGGTCTCGAAACCCGACCGAGCAGCGAAGGAAGGCCACATAATGCCGCTCGACCGCATCCGTCCCGAGCAGCCACGGCGCACCAACACCGGCAAGAACATTGAGATCGCCCACGCCGAACATCACCTCAGGAACGCCGTCGATCATCGCCGTCCAGGCGTGCGACGACTTGCGTAGCGAGAAGACGAGCGCGTCGGCCGGCGAGCGTCCCGACGCTGCAAACACCTCATCGCGATCAGCTTGACGCATGCGCCGAGCGATCGATCTGACGTGAGCCGCGCGGGCCGGTACTACCCGGATTTCAACGCCCAAGCGTGACATCGGGCATCAACGCAAGGATGGTCATCGGCAGCGGATCGAATTGCTTGATCCAGATATTGCCGCCATCGGTCCAATCCCAATGCGGCGTGATCCTGAGATCGCCGGTGTAAAGCTGGATCGCTTCGTTCCACGCCTCAGTTGAGCGCTGCTTGTACTCGACCAGCGTATTCGGATCGTCGCGCCCGCCGTCGCGCGGCCCCAAGAAGATGCCGCGCGTGTCCTGGACCCTAAGCGTCACCTCAGAATTCGTCTTCAAGCGGCCTTGCACCGTGCCGAGCCCGCGCACTTGGCCGAGATCGAGATCAAGGGTTTGCAGCGCCGCCGTCATCGGCAGACCGATATGAGCCTTGGTTGCAGCGTTCGGCAGCGTCACCGTTCCGCCGACCGAAACCGTCAGGTTGCGAACCACGTTGCCGTTCGCCAGAGCGACGACAGACTGTCCGACAAGATGACCGAGACCGCTGATCACGGTCGCTGCCGCGCCCTCATAGGTGAGGCCGCAATCGACAAAGAATGCATCTTCGACAGTCGTGAATGTGCGCGAGTGAAGCCGCTCGATATACCTTTTCGAGACGCCGTTGATCGTCCTCTTGACGATGAAGTAAGGCACGTCCTCATTGCCCTCAGCGACAACCGCAACGTTTTCAAAGACGGCATCGTTATCCGGGCCGCTTTCGTGGTGCGTCCATGCCCAAATGTCATGCTCTTTCAGATAGGTGAGCGTGACGAGCGAGCCGTCATCCATCACCACCCACACCATCGAATAAGGAGCCTGGGCGAACGCCCATGACTTGATGTTCTTATTCTCGAAAAGGTGACGAGCCAGTATCGTCAAATCCTTGCCCGTGAAACTGTCTTGCGCGAACTCATAGCTGAAATCGCGGATGACGCAGCCGCGATCCTGAGGAAACAGAACCGTGTTGCCGACGACAACCGGCTGCACCCGCGCTGCGCCGCGAAAGCCTTGGTTTTCAATCTTGATCGCGGATGGCGTGATCGCGTCCGATTGCGAGCCGCCCGAGACAACCCATTCCGCGCCCGAGGTGAGCAGCATCAGGCCACGGATCGGCAGCGCCGACCTGATCTCATTCACCTGTCGGGCGCGAATTCGGAACGTTACCGCATCGCTCGCCTTGGCCGGCGACGACACGCCGAAATTCTCATAGTTCGCCGACTGCGACAGCCAGGCGGCTTGAGGATCGTTTTCCGTCGAGAAAAGCCCGAGACGCTGCTCAACGAAGGTGACGCATCGCGGATAGTTGCCAGCCCCAACGAACGGGTTTCGTGCGGTCTGAGGACCGTCCGCAATGTCGGCCACGATGTTCTCATCAGTAAACGTAGTGCTTTCAGATCGACCGATATAACCAAAGAGGCCGTTGTCATTTCGATAGACAATATAGGCCGAAGCGCCAGCCACGGCGTTCCAGGACAATCTATTTTTGTTGCCCTTGAACGACATGTCGTTTTTTAGCGTGAATTCGTTCGACGGAAGGCTTTCCTCGCCTGTGTCATCATCCACGGCGGAAACCACATAAACCAGGTCTTTGCCGAATTCAGAGGTTACGACGAAGCCGGTCGGAGTTGCCGGGGCTCCAGGATCGGCTACGCCAGGAGCCAGGTCTGTAGGGTCGCCCTGGACTGAAATGGTCTCAAACTCTGTCTGGACAGCCTCGCCGATAAATCCCTCATCGCCGTCGCCGCTGGTCTTGTAAACGCGATAGCGCTCCGCTCCCACGACAGGGTTCCAGACCATCTTGAGATATCGCCCGGCCGGCTCGCCATGTCGAAAGAACTCAGCATCCGAGGCCGATACGGCGCTTTCATCGCCGGACGAATTGACAGCCGTGACCGCATAGCCGACGGTCGCGCCGTCGCCTCTTGGCAGCGAGTAGATCGCAGCCCCCACCAGGCCGGTTGGCGCGGCTGTGGCCGGTGCAAAGTCAACCTCCGTAAGCGTCCAGTTGTCATCCGCCAGCCGCTCGATCTTTCTCACCGCATAGCTTGGATGCACGATGTACATGACATCGGCCTCTTGGACGAAAACAAGCTCGTCAAGGTCCGCGCTCACGTAAGGCGTCACCACTTCGTAAGGCACCGCGCCCGAGAGGATCACCGCGCCATCGCGGAAGACGCGGAAATACAGGCTGCCAAACTCCAGGATATAGGATTGCTCCGTATTGAACTGGAACGGGATCAGATTGCCGAGGTGAGTGCTGTTCTTCAATTCGCGAACGAACTCGGTCCCAGCCCGGTTCGACGCGCCGCCGTGCGGATGAATGAACAGGTTGAGCGCCGTCTTTAGCCCGGTCGCGTACTTCGCCAGGTCGACGCGCGCCCATAGGGCCGGCGAGAGAACCCCGGCAGTGAACGAGGGTTGATATGCGCGCAGATCGGCCATCACGCGCGCCCGGTGACGAATTCGCTGACGTGATCCGATGTCTCGCGAACCTCATTGGCGTCGGACGCCGCCGCTTGGTTCTGCGTCGCCATGGCAAGCTGATAGGCGTCGGCGCGTATCTTCGGATCGCGCGTCAGCGGCATGGCGAAGCGGACGGCCAGATGCCATGACAACGCCTCAATGAACAGCGGCGAATACTTGGTCGGATCGATGTTCTGATAGGTGTAGCGGAGGAAGGCCGGCGACAGATCGCAATAGATCGTCTGCCCTTCGATCTCATGCGCAAAGCCGAAAGCGTCGGCCTTGGCTGCGCTGTAGTCAGTCGCATCGTTTTCCGTATAGGCCGGCCTGACGTAGCGGACCTTGAGGCAGTCAGTCGGGCGGCGATAGGCGTAGAGCCATGTTCCGGCCTTGTCGTTGGTGACTTCCGCCAGCGATGCCGTCTTGCCCGCGAAGCTCCAGGGGTACGCCTGGAGCAGCGTATCGCGAACGTGGTCATAGAATTGGTTGCACGCGCGCGCCTCAGCGCCGCTATCCGTCAACGCGGCGATGTTATCCTTGCCGAGGTTCGACAGGGCGATGTTACAGATCGAGACAATCGAGGCCATGCGTTATCCGTTCGGGAACAGGACAGAGGCCGCGTCGGGCTTCTTTTCCTTCGGCTCAAAGCCGGCCTCGACAATCTCGAATGACATCGACCGCGAGCCGTTCTTGCTTTCGCTCAGGCTTGAGACGCGGACGGTCGCCGTCATCGTCATTTCCGTGCCGACGCGCGCGCTGTCGACATCAAGGCCCTCCATCTGCTTTTCATCGAGATAGAGGCTCGGATAGTATTCATCGGTCTCAGCGCCGATTGGCTTGCTAAGCTCGCTGTACTTCCGCTTGAGGCTAGTCAGTTTCATGGTCAGAAGCTCCCCGGAATGGCGATGAGCGCTGCCCCGACCCCGACCGCTACGGCCAGGACTGACAAGAAGAGCGCGACAGCGAAATCGTAGATGACGCTCATCAGGCGGCTCCTACGGCTTGAAGGTACGCAAGGTCGGCCTGATATTCGGCGAGGATTTGCGCGTCAGACAGGTTGCCGCCAAAGCCGACTGATGCGAATTGGTAAGGGGAGAAGCTGCCGATTACCCCGCCCGTGTTCATAGCCCCGATTACGATGGCGGCTGCCGGCAATGCCGTGGAAGGCGCATTGTGAGTGCCGAGGCTGACCCCGTTACGCCACAACGCCGTAGCATCGGCGGCTGAACGCCGAGCGACGAACCCACCAGAGCTATTCGCCACCACTGTTGAGCCAGTGGTCACGTCCTGATTGAGGCGGAAGGACCCATTATCTGAGGCGTTGCGGAGGATGAGGAGTGCTTGCGCCGTGGCTGCGGTTGTTCTGGCACCCATCGAAATGCCAGTTGATTGGGCGTTGCTACGCGACCACAAAGACATGTGCGCGCTATTAAGCGCGAACTGGCCGCCTGCCGCGCTTGGAGTGAACCCGGTAGCCAGATAACCCGTCGCGCCGTCGCCGGTGTAGCCGCGATCAGCAGCAAAGGCGATTGTGCCTTGCTCCGACAGATTGAACGCGTCAGCTTTCCAATTGCGCTGTCCAGCCTGCGCATCGGCCGCTGCCATCATGTAGAAGCCGTCGCGCAGAGCCCATGCGCCGGAAGCTTTCGCGGCGAGGATGCGATTGTTGATCAGCGTTTTGCGCGCGTCGGTCGGAGGCGTCGTGAAGCGCGCGAACAGGGCCAGGGCTTCCGCTGAGTGTAATCCAGACACAGGAACGACAAGCTGACCGTTGTATAGCTTGCGACCGTCCGAAATCACCACCACGCCACGAACCGGCTGATCATTATGCATCGCCGCGTCAGCATCGAGAATATTGACGCCAAGCGTTCGCTGATTATCGGAGAACAGGACGGAGGTCGCGTCGACCACGCCGAACACGGGAAGGCCGTTGAACAGGGTCGCTCCCTCGGCCTGGAGGCGCACGCCTAGAACCCGCTGTTCGTTGAAGACCTGGGCCACGGTTCACTCGCCTGAAGAGAGGAGAAGGGCGGCAAGCGCCCTTCCGTTTAATCGGTCACAGCGACGGGAGCGCCTGGAGCGATCCAATCGGGCTGCGTCGAGCCCAGCGCGTCGTTGATCTCGTTCTTGACGTGGATCGGGGCCGGCGCGTCTTCGAAGGGCTTGGCGGAAGGAGCGGAGACCGTTTCCGGTTTGCCTTTGCCCTTGCCTTTGCCCTTCTTCGGCTTGTCGTCGGTTGCCTCACCTTCGGCGGTCTCGACCGCCTCTGGAGCCGGCGAGGCCGAAGCCTCATTGACCCACTTCGGGCGGCGCTTCGGATCATCCATGATCTCATCATCGATGACGAAGCGGTCGCCTGGCTCGCGCAGGACGTTGCCGAAATAGCCACGGACTTTCGCGATGACGTTAGCCATTGGACTGGTTGCCCATGGTGACGCCAGCGGTGACCTTGCCCGCCGTCATCGGTCCCGTGGCGACCGTGTAGCTGAGGCGCATATAGCGCTCATTGGTGCCGCGTGGAATGAATTCGGGGATGATCACCTTGCCGGGGATCAGTTCGGCCTTGCCGATAGCGGCGGAAGTCCAGACCGTGGTGGGCGAGCCAAAGGCCACGTCATTGTCGACCTGGAGGGCGAAGGTGAGCGTTCCCGCGCCAGCTGCGGCGAACGCTTCCGTCACCTGGATAAGCAGCGGGATCGGCTTGCCCTTGCCGATATCGCGGACCAGGCCCGAAGCGATTGGGCCGAGATCGATTACGTTGGTGCTTACCGCCGTCACAGTGATCGCCTGGGCGTCGGAAAGCAAAGTCTGTTGGTCTAAAATCATTGCCTTGCCTCTCGTTGAAGTTCGACGCTTGCCGCCACATAGCGGCAAGCCCAAGCGTGAACCGTCAGATCGCGACGGAAGGAACCAGCGCCTCGGTATTGAGGATGGCGTCGGTCATGCGGATCGGGATTTCGCGATAGGTGCGGACCAAGCGGCCCTCGACCTGCGCCTGCCCGAGGCCGGTATAGTTCGGGTTGGCTGCGAGCAGCGCACGGTCGGTCGACTGCGCGTCAAGCACTTCAAGAACCTGACGGTTCATGTAGACCGCCGACTTGCCGCCCAGGGCACCGATGCCGTAGACCTGGAACATGCGATAGTAGGCTTTGCGCAGCAGAGCCCACACGTCGACCGTGCCGGCGAGCAGATCGGACACGTCGATATTCGCGATCCGGACGTTGTAACGATAGTCCTTCACGAACGCGCCGATGTGCCATTCGAACACCGTCACCTTGGCGTAGAAGGTGTTGTTGTCGGCGTCCTTCACCGGCTCCTCACCCTTGTCCATGATGTTGACGCCGGCCTTCATCGCCTTCGGATAGAGCAGCGAAGTCGCGTGATCGGCCCAGGTAACGAACCAGATCGAGGTATTGTCGGCACCCGCGCCGCCGCCGTGGATCACCTGATTGGCGACGTTCGGAACGGCCGGGTTCGGAATGTTGGTGTTGTACGCGTTGAAGCGCGCAGCGAGGCCCTTGAACTTCTCGGGCGTCGTGGCTGTGTCATGGTAGAAAATGCCGGTCGCCATTTCCTGGTTCATGACTTCCAGGTACGGCGCGCTGTCCACCAGTCGGGCCTTGGCCGGATCGGGAGCGAGAGCGAGCAAGCGCGTGTCGATCTCGGAGCGGGCGTTGATAAAGCCGGTCGTGTCATCGACCTGCTGCATGGTCGCCTTGGACGCGGCAACACCCTTGTAGAGACGGCCCCAGGAGACGGTAGGATAACCGGTGCGGATCGAGTGGCGATGCACGGCGTCCATATTGCAGGGCGTCGCAATCGCATCGTCCAGGATCGGGTTGTTCTGCTTGAGCAATTCAATGACGGTGCCCTCGGCAGACGCCTTGTGCATGTCGATAAGCTGTGGGTAGGTGTTGCCGATAGTTGCCATAGTCGTTCTCAGCCTTTCGGTGCGTCGTTCGGAAACAACTTGTGAGCGGCCTCGACTGGCTTTCCTTTGCCGCCCGCCCCATCCTGTGGTGGGCTGTCTTCGGAAATCATCGCGCCGACCTTCGCGAATATCCTGATAAGTTCCGGATGGTTGCCGCCACCACTCGCGTTGAGATATTGTTTGAGGCCCGGCGTCCCGAGCTTATTGACGGCGCGTTGACTGGCCTGAACTGTGCCATCCCACTTGTCGCCGCCGATCTCCTCGTCTTTCTTGGCGGTATCGGCCCAACCGGAGATTGTTTTGCCCCAATCTTCCATCCGCTTTTGAGTGCGCGCCGCGTTGATTTTGACGTATTCGTCGGTGAGTTCCTGGGCCTCGCGAACGGTCATCTTTTTCGCGGCGAACTTTGGCCCAAGCGCGTCGAGCAATTCTTGATCGACTTCGACGCCTTCGGGCATCGTCAGCGCATACTTGCCGTCCTCAGGTACGAGATCGAGCGCCTTTTCGGCATCGGTCTTTTCGGTCGGCTTGGTCTTGTCGTGTTCGGCCTTGGCGGCGGCGTTTTCATCTGCCGACTTGGCCGGGTCATCGACGTATTCTTTCCAGTCGGCGGGCGTGTCATCGCCCTCGCCCGGCTTCTTTTCACCAGCAGGAGGATCAGCCGGCTTTTCGCCATCGGCCGGAAACAGGATGCTTTCCGGCTCCTTCGGCGTGATGTCGGCAGGCGGGTCACCTCCACCGCTACCGCCTTCCGCGTTGTAAGCCGCCATTGCGAAAGGCGATGATCCAGTCATCAGCGCAGCGATCCTATTCCTCATCTTCCGTCTCCTGTTTGGCGGCGAGCGCCGCGATGTCCATTGCTTTCAATTCGCCGATATCGAGCAGGAGACGCGGATAGAGGCGCGGATCGATCTCATCGAACTTTGAGATCAGCTTGCGCCCCACGGCCTGTTGCCCGAGCGTGTAGTTGGTGGCGTTGGTGTTCTCGCCCGCGAACGGATCGGCATAGATCGCGGCCTGCTCCAGCATCCAGAAAAGGACGCGCTTGCCAGCCGCGAGCGCCGCGACTTCCCTGAACGCCTTCACCAACTCATTGCGCTCGGATTGTTCCTGCGGAGACAGTTGTTCGCTCAAATCGCCCGACATCAGCCGATCCCCAGCCGCTCAAGCAGCGCGCCGCCGCCTGGGTTGTCTTGAGCGCCGGCCAGCACGGCGGCGGCGTCCGCGCCCTGCTTGGCGGCAGGCGCAACGGTCGCCATCATTTCGGCGTTCTCAGCCATTTGCTGGCGTTGCGTCCTCGCCTTCCGAACCTTGGCGACTTCCTCGTCAGGGATGACAATCGACGGCGGCACGCCCAGGTAGTCGAAATACACGTCAATCGCTTCGTCGCCGTCGAGCTTGTCCAGCACCTCGGGCTTGACTGCCGCAAGCTGGCCGGCGAACGCAAAGCCGCGCTCAATGCTGCCCGTGGCGACGGCCTTCTGTGCCTGGGCGAGGATCGAAATGTATTCGATCTTGAGCGTCTGGTTTTGGATATCGGGCGGCGGCGGCGGCAGCATTCCACGACGGTTCATGATCTCAAATGTGCGATCAATCGTCGGCTCCAGCTGCGCGCCGTAGATGTTTTCCAGCACCGGCCCGAGCGCGAGCAACTTTTCCTCTTTGCGCTCAGCGATCTCGAATTGATTGCGCGGCTGAATGCCTTCCATGTTGGAAAGCATCAGGAACAGATCGGCGTAGAAGATTTCGCGGATATGGTCGCGGAGATCGCGGATGTCTGCCGTGAGGTGCGACAGATCAATGTTCACGTCCATCGCGGCGCGGTAGCCTTTGCCGGTCGGATCATCGACATAGGTGACGGACCCAGGCAGCAGCGACGCCGGATTGTTCCGCATCGACGTTGGCCCGGTCATCGGCGGGCGAACTTTCTTGTCGATAGCTTCCCACTTGCGCTTGGTCTCAAGCTGCAAGCCCTTCACGTCGCCAAGGGCGATCTGCCCAGGCGACAGGGCATAGTGATCGTCGCCGGCAAGCTCCCACGGCGGCGCGATGATCGGGTTTCCATCGAAACCGCTTTCCTCAAACATTTCGAGGCCAGCGCCGCCCGCCGTGTCGCTGTCTTCCCAATAGTTCGACAGGAACGGCTTGTTCTTCTTGTCGATCCTGGACGGATCGCGGTTTAGTCGCGGCTCGACCGCATGCCAGATATCAAAGCGCTCATCGTATTTGCTTTGATCGAACAGCGTCCGAATGCGCGTGCTTACCTTGGAGTAGCCGAAGCGGCTGACGATGCGCTGCACCGACCAACGGAACGTGCGATAGAGCGTCGTGGCGCGGCCTCGCTCATCGCGGGCGATCCAGAACCGGCCGTGCAAGAGTTGCTGCATGCGAACGGTCGACTGTTCATCCTCAACCAGGAGCCCGACCGATTGCCCGAACTGCCCGAGATCGCCATAGCCAGTGTGAAATGCGTTGTAGATATTCGAGCTTGAAAACACCTCGCGCATGCGTTGCTCGACATCGGACAGCCACGTCTTGACCGGCGCGAAGTCCTTCAACTCAGGGTCACTCGTGCCGAAACGAAACCACGGGCGAGCCGGCGACGTGATGCCGGAATGCATGCCCGACGCCAGCGTGCGCAGCGACTTGGTTCCCGTGCTGTCAAGGATGTTGGCGCGACTGGTCGCGCCTTCATTGGTGTTGGACAGGCGCAGGCGCGTCGGCTCAATGAAGTCGGCGAGCGGACGCCAGACCGTTTCCCACGGATTGCGAACTGATTTCAGTTCCTCAGCGCGGCGGCGATGATAGGAGACTTGGCTTTCGTTGCGCGGCGCGTTGTCGGTCATTTGAACGCCCTTGAATTGCTCTGCCGCTGTGCTGGGACAATCATTCCCATCCTCTGTGCCGGGGCCATTATCCTGCTTGCCGGTGCGGACTTTCTCACTGACCGAGCAGCGTTTTCTTTTCGGTCGGAGCCGCCGCCGTGACGCCCGAGCCGGAGGTTAGGATCGTGCTTGTGCCGCCCCTGATCTTGTCGAGCGTGCGCCGGCCGGTGTTCGACCGTACCGCGCCCGCGTCGGGCTCGCGCATGGCGGCAGTCTCGGGCGGAAGCTCAGGCGCGTCGGGAGTGTCTTGCTTCGGGAAGATGCACATTGCGGATCACCAGCAGTTGACGAGGGTTGCGATTGCGAGACCGAACGACGACGCGACGGACGCCAAGGCGAGGTTCGACCGGTACTTTCTAGGGGCAACGTCAGCGACCCAGGCGAGCCCCACAGGAAGGGCCGAAAGCGCAACGCCAATCGGACAAGCGGCGGCGGCGTTTGCGGCGGCAAGCAGGATGCAGAACAGCCGGCCATTCGTGGCGACGTTCTGTGCGACGGCGAGACGGTAAGCGTCGGTCAACTGTTCCATAGGTCGACCACTACGCGCCGATGGTTGCCGTCATGAACTCAGGCGAGCGGATCGTAATCCGTGATGACCGTATGGCCCGGTTGCCCGTTCCTGTGGTGCGCGATCTTCTTGGCGACCGGCTCAGCATGCGTGAGCGCGAGAGCGTCGAGTTTATTGGGCGACGGCAGGCCGCGTTCCTTCATGTCCTCTTTGCTTTCGATCTGAATTTTGCCGTCCAAGCGCGGCACGGTTTCAGGCCCGATGATGTCCTGATAAAGCTCCTCATCGTGCGGATCGATTGCGCCGCCTGCCTTGATCCAGCGCTTCACTCCACCGATCATTTCGGCGCGCTTATTGAGGTAGCCAGGATCGAGCGGCTTTCCGGAGAACCAGATCAGCCGCCAGTTGCGGCCCATGACTTGCCCAGCGCTCACAATGCCCGTGCCATAGCCGGCGTCGACAAACACCGCGTCGGCCTGGTGTTCGTCCTCCAGGCGAGCGATCAGGTTCGCCACCTCAACATCGTTGTCGTTGCGCGCGATGCTGGCGAGGCTCTTGGAGTAGAGCCCTTGCCTCAGCATGATCTCTAGCTTGTCATCGCCCGTCCAAGCCGGATCGACGCCAATGATCACGGGCGCAAAATTGTATTGGCCTGGGCGAAGGTGGACGGCGCGCGCCTTGTCGGCGTCGGTCTCGCTGATGAACTGCATGGCTGACTGGCTCGGGAATTGGCCGCGCACACGAACCTTGACGAGATCGCTATCCTCGCCGTGATCGTCCACTAGGCGTTGCAGATATGCTTTGTTCGTGCCGGGCACCGTGCGGCTATCGATCTGCCGTTGCACCCAGCGATGACGAAAGCGGCGGAAGCACTCGCGGAACCGTCCGCTGTTGCGCGTCGGGTTGCCGAACACGATCCAGATGATGACGGTGTTTTCGTCGGTCAGCGCGCCCTCAGCGACTTCCCAAACCTTGTCATGGATTTTCGACGCCTCATCGAACAGTAGGAGGATAATCCTACCCTCATTGTGAAGGCCGGCGAACGCTTCCGTGTTGTGTTCGCTCCAGGGAATGAAGTCCTGCCGCCAGCTATCGCCGTGCAGCGGATCGCGCGCCTTGATCGACATGGCTTGCACATCGAACCAATGTCCGGTTAGCGAGGTGCGAAACCACTTGCCAATCTCGGGCGCGGTCTTGGTGCGCAACTGGCCTTCGGTGTTGGCAGTCGTGACGATCCTCGCGTCATCCCAGCACGACATAGCCCAATTCGAGAGCATGCCCATTTCGGCTGACTTGCCGATGCCGTGGCCGGAGGCGACCGAGATTTGCAACGGTTGATAGCGCGTCTCGGGATTGGCGAGGTGATCGCCGATGATCCCGTTGATGTCGTCTTGCCACTCACGCGGCCCCTGGTGCTTCTCCAGCGCGCCGACGCCCCAATCCCAGGCTTTGCGCGTCCATCGCTTAGGATTAAACCGGCAGGATGCAGCAAGCTCGATTATCGCGTCATTCGGATCGGCGCGGCGGCGGGCGGCGGTCATATCGCCAACTCCATTTGCCGTTCAATCAGGCCGAAGATGTTCCGCGCATTCATCTGCGGCGTTGCCCAGCGCAGATTGCCGCGCCGGTTGTCCAAGCTATTGCCGTTGCGATGGTCGCCTATGATATGGGCAGGCGTCGGCGGTAGCTGCCAAGCCCGAGCGAGAACGACCTTGTGCAGGAATACGAGAACGCCGCCCTCGCTTCGCACCACGTAGCTCTTGCCGTCGCGGCGCGTGCCATGCGTGACAAACCAGTTGCCACGGCTCACAGCCCACGCGTGATCCTCGGGCGAGATCAGCGTTTCGATCTCGTAGTTCTTCCCACGGCAGACGAGGATTGCGGCCTCACTCATATGCCTGCCGCTCGCTCGATTGCGCCGGCCTTGCACTTCGCCCAGGCAGCATCGAGCCGACGCCACATCGCAACGGCCGATAGCCGCCCAGGTGATCCGCCTGGGAGCTTCCAGTATTCGGCATAGATCGGCTTGAACCTCAGTATGCGGCGAGCGCGGCGCTTGGCGAGATTGTATTCCGCTTTGAGCTTGCGCGAGACGCCGGCCCAATGGACGCCGCATACCCAATCCTTATGAGGCGCGATTTTTTCCGCCGCGATGGTGCGGCGGCAGAACGGCACGCAACAGGCGATCCTATCAGGCATCGCGTTTAGACGCCCGAGCCAGCCGATCCGCGAGCGCATCGAGACCGGTCATGCTGATCTGCTCCTCGAATGCTTTCACGCCAACGTGCTTGCCGATCAGTTCTATGCGGCGCACGCGATCCGACAGCTTGACCTTGCGCACGACGCCTATCTGCGTCCGCTCTTTGCCGTAGCCGTCAAACAGTTCCTCAACGTCGACGCCCTGGACGAGACCCTGCCGCCAGATCAGCGGCCATTCCTTCACCGGCAACAGTTGGCCGTCGTCATCGTAGATGTCGGCGATATCGGCGACCGCCTCAGCGGCGAGGCGAGTAAGCACCCACGCGGCGTCAATTTTGGTTTCTTGCGAGCGCTCAACGCGGGCGGCATCGATCGCGGCCTTGATCTCAGGTTTTGTCAGGTTCTCATGACCGACAGCCGCCGCCGTCTTCTGCGAATATCCAGCCCTAATCGCCGCCTGAGTTGCGTTCAGGTCGATCAAATATTCCCTCACGAATTGCTCTTGTTTCGGCGTCATTGGTCCAGATCGCAATCGCAGCATGCATTAGGCGTTGAGAATTACGCATCAATGGTTGCCGTGAAGCACGCGGATCACGCTGGAGGTTCGGAAGGAGGTTTCTAAGAGGCACTAAACTTTTTTTAAAATGGTGAAAATCGCGTTTATATATCCCGACCTATTTTATAAACCCCACTACCCCTAGCGATTAAAAAGTTTACTGCCTTCTTATAAACTATCTTGTCACTACTTATATTATTGATTTGATTGGATATTTAGAGACGAAGAGGTTTTTAACTGAGAATTTTTTAGATTGTTCGGCAATTGTGAACGAGCATCGGTTTAATGTTCACAGCATTATATAACAGCCTGTAATCTGGCTTAAAAAGATTCCTTAGAAACCTACTTGCGCGGCAAAGCAGTTCGTGTCATGCGTTGTGAAAGACGCAACACTTAAACGGAGGCACATCATGACGCCGACTGAGAACAGGACGCTCGCCCGCAAGGCGTTCGCTGAATACCAGACAGGCACCGACGCCGGACTTGATGTTGTCGACATCATTGCCCGCGAGATCGAGGCCGTCATTCGCCGCGCCTACGGCCTACCGGATGGAGACATTGCGATCCATGAGGATTTCGGCCTGACAGACGCCATCGCCGTCGCGTTCATCGCCGGGCGTTCGCAGATCGATGCCCAGGCGTTGACCGCGCTCAAGTCCGCAGAGGGCGCTGTTGAGGAGCTTTGCCACGGCCAGGACCCGGCAAATCAGTGCTGGGTCACGCTCCAGGAAATCCGCGACGCCATCGCGAAAGCTCCCAGCCATGAAGCCCAATAAAATCGCCGCCGCCGCTCGCAAGAAGATCGCGGGCAAGCCCGAGCTTGAGCACGACATGCGTGACAAGTGGGTGGAAGTTCAGGCCAAGATTGACGCCCATGTCGCTGCGTCAAAAAAGAAGTGGAAGAACTACGAGGCGAGCCATCTGTTCTATGCCGCGCGCCTCGCGATGCTGACGGCTTTTGTTGACGGGAAGACGCCTCAGGAATGCGCCGCCGCCGCACTGGAGGGGATCGACTAATGACTACGCCAAACCTAACCGACCGCGAAAGACGCGTTCTAGTCTATATGTCCGAGGACGTGCCGTCTGACTACGCCGTCTATATGCGAGCAATCTGCGCCGCCGAAGTGATCGAGACTGGCAATGTTCGCCGCGTCGTTCGCTCCCTCGCCCGCAAGGGCATGGTGAAGCTCTCGACCGCGTTCAATCCGGCTGACTGGTCTATCGCCGGCAGCGGATACGCCGTCACTGACGCCGGCCGGGCCGAGGCCGAGCGGATACGCGCCGAGGTGACGCTATGAGCGCAGATCAGATCATCGGGCAAATAGAAGAGCGCTTCCCGAACTGGCGATCATACCGAGACTTGATCGACTGCATCGACTGCACGCTTGCTGAGCTTCGTCGGGTGAAAGAAGAGCAATCGCGGTGGACGAATGTCATCGCGGTCACCGCGCCCGGCCTCTTTCCGCAAGACTACGTGTTCAGGTCGCCGTGCGACCCACCGCTGCCAAAGCCCGATGTCCTGTACATCGACGGCGCTGTTTACAGGAGGGAAATAGCGCAATGACCGCCCTCGCCCGCGTCATCGACTATGAGACCACCGGCCTGCCCGAGGACGCCGATCCCGAGGTGATCGAAATGGGCAGCTATGACGTCAATCTGACGTCGCGCCTGCTTGTGCATCAGAGCGCCTTTCAATCGCTCTGCCGGCCGCGCGGGCCGATCCCGCCGCAAACTAAGGCCGTGCACCACATATGGGAGGAAGACGTTCGGCACGCGCCGCCTGCCCGCGATTTGTGGGATAGGCTGCTTGCCGGTAACGGCACGCCGACATGGCTTGTCGCCCACAACGCCAAGTTCGAAATGCACTTCACGCCGCCGTGGGGCATCCCTTGGATCGACACCTACAAGGTTGCGCGGATCGTATGGCCCGACGCGCCGACGCATTCGAACCAGGGCTTGCGCTATTGGCTGGAGCTACCATGCGACCGCAAGCTGTCCGAGCCGCCACATAGAGCCCTGCCCGACGCCTACGTGACGGCGCATCTATTCGTTCGCCTGCTCGACCACAAGACGCCCGAGGAAATGGCGAAGATCAGCGAGTATCCCGCGCTGTTGAGGGCAATGAAATTCGGCAAGTACCGGCGCAACGGCGTCAACATGACATTCGAGCAGTGCGCGAAAGATGACCCGAGCTACCTGGAGTGGATCAGGGACACAAGCGACATGGACGAGGACACCAAGTTTTCCGCCCGCTACTGGCTGCAAAAGAGAGCGAAATGAGATCATCCATCGCGATAAGCGCCGGCCTCTTTCGCAGCCGAGACGAACGCCTTGCGCGCGTCGTCAACCGTCTTGGTTCCGTCGAACACCTCAGCGCAGATCACATAGGCCGCGCGCAGTTTAGGGCGCACTGGCCAGCCTCGCATCGCCTCAAGCGCGCCCTCGACGGAGTTCACGTCCCGCATTCTGCCGGGCGCGGCCTTGATCGTCACGGCGGGCGAGAACCACAGCATGCCGCATATTTGGCGCGGATCGAAAGGGAAGCAAGATGACCGAGAAAGAGATACCGGCAGATGTGGTTGAGGCGGCGACCGACGTAGCGAGGCGCTGGTATCATGAGGAGTGGGAACCGACTGAGTACATTCAGCAGAAACTTGTCGAGGGCATCGCCCTCGCAATCCTCGCCGAGCGCAAGCGGATTTCGGCGCAGCTTTTCAACCGAGACTGCTTTTTGACATCGGTCGTTGGAGACGGCGACCCATATCTTAAATTCCAGTTCAAAACGAACATGGAAATGCGCGACTTCCAAACCGCCATGGAACAGCTTTCTAAGGTTTCGAGGCCGTGAGCCATGCCGCCCGCCTAGCCCGCGAGGACGCGATCACAGACGCCTTGCGCGCTGTGACGACGGCGCTTGGCGACGATCTGCCGACCGACCAGGCGTTCAGGATCATCGACGCGATTAAACGCTTGCGCGACGGCCAGCCGGCGCGAGTGACCTCGACCGAGCGGCGCGACTATATGGCCGAGGTTCAGGAGAGGGCGCGCACAGCCTGGACGCAAATATACCTGATCGAGGATCAGCGAGGCGCGGACTGCATCGGGCCGCAGGCAGATGCGACGGCCGGCATCGACACGCCTCTAGGCCGCTTGCGCGTGACCACATGGCGGCGATCCTGGATCGGCGAGCGCGGCCAACGGATCGCCTGGGCGAGCGAATATTATTTGAGTGAGGAACCTATCACTGTCGCCGAGATCAAGGCGGCAGGACTGGCACAGAGACCGACCACACGAAGGCGGCGGAAACTATAGGCAACAACGTGCGGCAGGAGGCCCAGGAAAAGTGAGTGCATGCGCAAAACAGAATGATATCGACGCGTTTGTGAGCGACTTCGGACGCGGCGACAAGATCACGGTCATGATGATGCCAGATCAACGCCGATGGCAGTTCGCCAACATTACCGCCGAAGCAGCCCGCCAGCTTGCCCAGCGGTTGACCGACGCCGCGAACAACGCGGAAAAGAATTCCCAAGTGAACTAGAAAAAAATCGATGAGGCCCGGCTAATGTCGGGCCTTTCGCCTATTGACAGGCTTATAAATGTGACTGTAATGTTGCGATTAACACATCAACTCAACAAGGATCGCAACATGGGCCGCGTAGTCAACGACTGGAAGCCGATTGAAGTTGAGACCGCCGAAATCGCGCCTCACCGCTATCTCTGGAGCGGCGCTATTGGAGCGGACGGCCAGCGCCGTGGAGATATCGCAGACGCCAAGACATACGCCGAGGCCAGGGCTCGCATCCCCTACAAAGAGGGCGACGTCATCTATATTGATCGCGGCGGCAAGGCGGCGCGAGCCCTGATCTATCGCGTCTTGATGATCCGTGATCGCTACGGCGACCGCCGCGAGCTTTACAAGGTCCAAGTCGAAACGCGGGACGGTCTTTTTTCCAAGATGTGGGAACAGGCTCATCCTGGCTTTGTGCAGCGCGGCTATAAGCGCGCCGGCCTCGCTCCAGAAATCCCGGAGTGAGGGCAATGAGAGCCACCCCGAAATTCCGCACGCCCTACGGCATGACCGGCGCTGACATCGCCGCCGCCCTGAGCATGAAGCCGCGAGCCAAGCAGGCCGTGACGCTCATCAGCAAGCGCCACGGCGGCGGCTTGCCCGCTCGCATCCTCGTCCTCGTAGAAGGCGAATATTACGAGGTTCTGGAGCGGACCTTTGACGAACTCAACAGGGGTGTGACGCCGGCCGAGCTTGAGCTTGAGCCGTACAACCCCGCCGACGATTTCAACGACGACTTTGAGGGCTGAACCATGATCGACATCGCATCGCTACCCGACAGAGCCCTTTCGATCATGCAGCCCTGGGCTTGGCTGATCGTCAACGGCCACAAAGACATCGAGAACCGCGATTGGCCGACGAAGTTTCGCGGGCCGGTATGCATCCACGCCGGCAAGAAAGAGGACATGGATTGCTTTTATTCACTTACGGACCCTGCTGGCCCTTTCCACCCGGTGACTGATGAGCCGTTCGCCGTCGACACAGGGGCGCGAGAGATCGAAAGCACGGATGGATGGGCGACGTATAGCGCGCCAGACTGGAGCCCGCTACGCGGCGGGATCGTCGGCGTGGCCGAGATTGTCGATTGCGTCGACGCCAGCGACAGCCCTTGGTTCGTGGGGCGCTACGGCTTCATCATCCGCAACGCGCGGCCGGTCGAATTCATCCCGGTCAAGGGCGCGCTCATGTTCTTCGACTGGAGGAAGAACCTATGACCCCGTTCGCATCCGTTGCCCTGTTCCGCCGCAACGGCGGCGTTGCCTTCAAGCCGCCGCGCAAGGAGCGGCCCGACGACGTGACCCAGGCGCGCAAGGCCGCTATGCGGTATTGGGCCGGCCACCACGGCGAGGCGCTGATCAGGGTGTTCCTTGTCCGCGAGTTCGCCGGCCGGCTGGAGATCAGCGAGCGCGGCCCTGCCGATGCCCTTTGGAAGGGTTACAGCCGCGAGATCAGAGGCGCGGAGGCCGAGCCCCACATTGCCGCCTGCCTGGGCGAGCTTGGCATTGATCCGAACGCCGCGCCGCCGCCCCTGCCCGACATGCTGAACATCAACGGGTTTGTTTACAGGAGGGAGATTTAATGGCCGGCGATCCGATTTGCGTCCGTTGCGCGAGCCAGGAACGTGGCTCGCTGCCGCTCCCGAAAGACTGCCTATGCGGCGATCACCCAGCGCCGGCTAAGATACCGGCAGATGTGTTGGATGCCGCCCGCCGCGCCATTGCCGAGCGCGTCGGACCCGAGGCGCGAAGCCAATACCTCGCCGGGAAGCTAGACCATTTGTCTGTGATCCAGGCTTGCGCGTCCGTCATCGTAGCCGAGCGCAAAAGGGCCGCGCATGTAGCCCATGGATGGATGCACGACAACGGCCTTGGCGCGAACGCCGCAGATGTAGCCCTGGAAATCATGAAATGATCCACCTCCTATTCAACGCCGACGCGATCCCACGCACCACGACGCGCGAGCAATGGCGCGAGATTGACAGATGGCGGCGCGTGACCGAGCGGACCTTGCGAGCCGAACGGGAGCGCCAGATTGCGAGCATCATCACCTATGGCACCTCGCACCCGGAGATCGTCCGCGACTTCATCGAGAAGGCGATCAACCCGCCGATCATGATGTACCCGAAACCCAAGGCATTTCAGAGCGACCGCGATATCCGCATAACCCCGGGCTCCGTTTGGATGGTCGAATGAACACCGCGTTCCTCCTAATGGCGCAGTTCGACGGCGCGGCTGTGATCCCGGTCGACAAGGTTTGCCGCGACTATTTCCAGCACCTCACGCCGCAACAGTTCATCCGCAAGACGACAGAGGGCGAGATCGATTTGCCCGTGGTCAGGATCGAGAGCAGCCAGAAGGCGGCGAAGGGCGTATATTTGCTCGACCTCGCCGCCTGGATTGACAAGCGCCGAGAGGCCGCGAAGAAAGAGAACGATCAGCTACAGGGGCGAAGGTGATGACAGCAGAAGAACTGCGCACTCATATTCTCGACACACTGGCGAAGCGCGAGAACGTTTGCCGGAACGCCGCCGTCGATCCGCAGCGATCAAAGCGCCTCCAGCAATGGGAGCATGGGCGGGCCGACGCCTACAAGGATTTCAGAGAGTACCTAGCCAAGCTTGACCTCAGGGTTTCGAACGATGGTTGA